TTGCTTACCGACACAAAATTAAGAAAAGCTCTTGGCAAAAAGAGAGACCAGATCGAGGTCATATCGGACGCTCATGGTCTGAATGTCCGGTTGTCTACTTCCGGCAGTATAACATTCTTTTACCGCTACAGATGGAACGGGAAAGCCGCTCAGCTAACGATTGGCGATTATCCCACCACCTCCTTATCTCAAGCTCGCGAACGTAGACAGCAGTTCAGGGCGTGGTTGACAGAAGGACTCGATCCGAGACGGCAAATAGTTCTGGAGAAACAGAAAAAAGTCGAAGCGCTCACCGTTAAAGAGGCTTTCGATTACTGGGAAAAGTATTACTGCATCCCTGAAGGTCTTGTGAAAATTAAGGTTAACCGACGGGACTTCAATAACCATATAGCGCCTGTGCTGGGGAACATGATTGTTGATCAGACCACTAAAGCGCACTGGCTTAACCTTTTTGATGGCATGGGGCGAAGAGTTGTCACTGGTCAGATGCTTGGGCTGATGCAGCGTACGTTCCGTTTTTGCTCCAATCGAGGGGTCATTAATGTGAACCCAATTGAGAGCCTTAGGCGCTCTGACGTAGGTCTCACAGCATCCGTTAAAGATCGCAGATTGAGTGATGAGGAAATCAAAACAGTTTGGAATATCCTTCCTGAATTGAAGTACAGACAACAGCTGATAATGAAGTTTCTCATCATGACTGGCTGCAGGAGTACAGAGATCAGGACAGCAAGATGGGAGTGGTTCGATTTCCATGAGCAAACGTGGACCATTCCGGCAAGCGATTATAAAACCGGGAAATCGGTCAGAAGGGCACTTCCCGAGGCAGTAGTAAGAATGATGTTAGCAGAGAAGGAAACGTCAGTTTCAAAACACGTTGTGACACTGTCACGCTACAGAGGGCCAGAAGATGACAGACCGCCACTACAACCAAACGTCGCTCTGTTTTCTGCTCAGATTATAGCTAAAACAGGCATGAAGCCCTGGTCTCTCCATGACCTCAGACGAACAGTGGCGACACGCCTTTCTGAATTAGGTGCGCCGCCACATGTTGTGGAAAAACTGCTTGGCCATCATATGGCAGGTGTCATGGCACGTTATAACCTGCATGATTATCTGGATGATCAGCGTCACTGGCTTGCTGTTTGGCAGGATCACCTTGAGAAGCTGATTGGTCAGCCTCTGGTTTGATCCCCACGTTATCCTCCCAAGCCAGCAGGTCTGAAAGTCTCCACCTTTTAGGGCTGCCATTTATTTTAGGCTGCGGGAATGGCTGAGCAAAGTAAGAGGGCATCCGGGATGGGGTGCTCCAGAAATAGAGTGTGCTGCGCGATATTTTGTATCTGGACAGAACGTCATCGGTTATCAAAATTTCATCTGATTTATGAGATGTATTAGTCATAAAAACCCCTTAGTTACATTGTCCAGGCAGATGGTGTAGCCGGCGCGCGCAGCTCATGGCTGTGGCCACATAGCTACTTTTTCTGTTAACAACTTCTACAGTGATCTTTGAGCCTTGAACCACCACCGTATAAGTTCTTTTCGTTTTCTGTCGCCCGTAGGCTCCATAAAGCTCAACGTGTTTTGCCAGTGCCGCATCGCACGCCTGGCGGCCCAGCGGTGATTGTTTGCTTCGGTTAATCAGTCGCATATTCACCTCACACAAAGACATCAACCGGATCGCCAGCTGCGCGCGCGTTGTCGTTCGCTTCACGGCGGAGGCCGAGAACATAGCCAACGGGATCCCAACTGGACAGAATTGCATTGAGCTCTTTATGGCTGTGCCAGGTTGTCAGGCGTTTTTTAAGCTCGGTGGCGCAGGCGCGCACGTTCGCCCGGGTGGGGCCGGCCATCTTCATGCATAAGCACAAAGTCAGAAGCAGATCCGAATATTCGTCGGCGGCTGCACGCAATGCTGCCGGGTCGATGCTGGCTTCCAGCTCAGGTAATCGATGTTTAAGACTCATGCTGTCAGGTCCTCAATTCGTTTGAACTTAATAACCCAAACCCATGGATTGGAATTCCATGATTCGTCGCCGTAGATTGATTTCCAAAGGGTTACGAATGAGCCGCGGGCGCTCAGTTGATGTTGAGTCCAGCCTGGCTGATAGTGCTTCCAGAAGCCCCCTCGTAGCTTCGCCACGCCTTCTGCCTGAGCATCATGCTCGTTGATAGCGTTTAGCCGCTCAACCCGCACGTCGGTGATTTCCAGCAGAATGCGGCTGGCCCAGCGCGGCATGTGCAGCGAAGGAGTCCATTTCTCAGGCGTTGCCGGCTTATTGCAGACAGCTACGGGTACACGGTGGGTTTGCTCAGTCCATGAATTTCGCTCGCTGGCTTTGTATACCAGGGTGGCGACGTCTGTAGCCCGGCTATGCACCCGAAAGGCCTCCCGCACCCAGATGCGATCGCCTGGTATTCCGTATGGGCAGCATTCCCTGATCAGTTCAGGTACATCTTCCGGGTAGCAGCCGATAAACTTCTTCTCGATCTGAATGAATTTTGAAATTTGGTCTCTTCCGACCGTGCAGTCCTTTATAATCCTGCGCGTCTGCGTCTTTCGGCCATCCAACAATGCCCGCACCATCTCCCCGTTAAAAATCATCCCGCGTTCAGTAATTTTCGTCATATCGTTACCGGGAGGGCGAACCCTCCCGCCTCCCTTAGCCCACGTATTCCGGTTTCATGTCGTCCAGGGTGATGCGGAACTGCTCATACAGTTCATCACCGAGGTGGCGGCGCGATGAGGTCAGGGTGCTTTCTGCCTTCGCGAATAACGCTTCGGCTTCCGGATCCCCCGGGTTAGGAAGTGAATTAATGGCGGCCTCAACTTTGTTTCGGGCGTCTACCATGAAATAACGCTGCACGGCTTTACCTTTCAGTTCGGTGAAAAGAACAGTGCCCAACACAGCTTTCTCTTTATCCAGATCCGCCCTGATGGCTTTTGCTGCATCGACCGATTCGGCGCGCTCAATGCGGTCACGGAAATCATCTGCCAGGGAATCAATATTGAGAGCTGAATCCTGCGCGCTGGTGGTGATGTCTGTTCCGCTGGTGATCTCTGCGACAGACATTCTTTGCGCCGGCGCCGGGTTTATTTCTCGCTCGGTCCTTTGTTCAACTTCATCCGGGCTGTAAACACCCAGTATGACTTCCGGGCAATACAGCCGTGCCCAGTATTTGACGCCCAGATAAGCGATCTGCTGTTTCGGGTTAGAAACCCACAAAGGAGAATTACGTGTGACGACTCCAGAGAGATAAAGTGGCTCCCCCCAGGTGATTTCTGATTCACCGCGCAGAATCGCGCCGACCTGGACGAATAACCCGATTTCGTCTTCATCAGTCCAGCCGCGCACCCGTTCTGTAACGCTGTATTTCCCATTTTTACCGTGTTTTTCCCTGGTAATTTCCTGCGTCCTTGTGCAACGTTCCCAGTTGCCGCCGTAGCGATAATGAAATCGACCGTTAATAGCGCTGGAACTGGCGATTACCGCGTTGACGAGCTGGGCTTCATATCCGAGCACGCCGTTTACCAGATGCGTTTTTTGCGCGACTGCATAGGGATTCATGCCCCACTGCATAGCCTGCATAACGATGGCCATGCAATCGGCTGGCTTACCTGCAAGGTGAGCTGGCACTGTCACTTGTGAATCAGCCATAAGGTTTGCGAAAGCAGTTAACTGACCGAGAGCCTGAACGTTAAAGATCGCGTTGCTAGCTGAAATGGTGTTTGGTGCCTGCTGTTCGGCTGTAACAATGTTAGTGTTTTCCATGACTGTTCCCCCTTATGCCTGTACGCGCAGCGCTTCGAGACGGCGCATATCAAAATCGTTAAGTTCTTCGGTGTAGTCTTCGGTAATCGGCGCCGGCCATTCGCCAGTGTCGAAACCGTTCGCGATGGCACGCATTGCTTTGCGATATTCCAGCATGCCGAGTTCCAGCATTTCTTCGGATGCCTCGATGATGGCGATCCAGTGGTAGTTCTCGTCTTTGTTGACGAATATCCAGAAGAACTGGTCAAGGGCTGCGGTTTCGCAGTACATAGCCGCGCTCAGGTGGTAATCGCGCTCGATGATTTCCCGGTGCAGCTTCGCGCGCAGGCCTTCCTGCTTAATGTTCCACATACTGATGGTTTTCAGGTCCGCACCAATGCGCAGGCCGCCCATGTCTATCTCAAGGTCAGGGCGCACGCGAACTTCCAGCCCGGTTTCCTCATCAATGCCGAAATAGCTCACCTCGACGGCACGGCTCGGGTGCGTCAACAACTTGCCAGCGGTCGGGTGATTCAACAGTGCTTTCTGAATGGCCAGTGCCGTAGCCAGCTGCTGGCGGGTAACCAGCACTTTTCCTTCCGGGTTCTCGCGCCATGCATCCAGCAGCTCGTCGGCAAACACGGCATCCGGTTTTACCGATTTCACGGCCTGAATCAGATCGGCCTTTGTGCCAGAGACTTTCAGGGGCTGCGCCTTCTGTGCTTCCTGAGCAACCATGTCAGGATTAATAAGCGCCAGCTGTTCCAGTAAGGCATCGCGGCCACCGCTGGTTTTCACCTGGGCGGGCAGGGTGGCGTTGTATTCTTTGATGCAGGCCTTCATTGCGGTGGCGGTTTGCTTCTGACCGTCTTCAATGCGCTGGAACTCAACAGGTAAAGACATATAACCCTGGCCGGTTTCTTCAACTGATGTACCCAAGGGAACCTGGGCGGGCAGGTTCGCGTTGTATTCCTCCAGGAATCTTTTGATGTCATCTGCGCTGAGTAAAACCGGAAGCCCGGTGTTGTATTCGTCGATAAATGCGCGGATCGTCGCCGTAGTGGTGAAGGCGCATTCCGGGATTTCCGGCTCGATACTGAATTCTTTTTCCAGCTGCTCAGGCTGCAGCGCCAGTGCATGCACCAGATTTCCCATATCCAGAACAGGGGAGCGTACCTTCTGGATGGTCTTGGATACGTGGCGCGCCTCGAAATACATCAGCGATACCCGCGCATCTTTAACCATCGTGGAGCTGATGCCGTTAGCGGCGTGGTAGACCTCATTTGGCACGCCTTCATATCGACCAGGCTCGAAATACTCCGGCCATGCTGGCGCTGCTTGTTCAGCCTCTTCCTCTTCATCGCTATGAGCACTCTCTGAAACCTGGCTTTTCAGCACTTCGGCGGTAAGATCCGGGCAGTGTTCAGCCAGTATTTTGCTCATGTTCACGGCAATTGTTTGCGCAGGAGGCTCATCAGCGCCTTCGCCTGCTGATACCGCATTATCATTTTCGTCTTCGACCGGCTGAGCCGTTTCCATCTGCACATCGCTGGTGGTTTCCCCGTAATTAGCTGGATGTAATTTTTCTTCTGCAGCGCGCTGGCGCGCCTGGTCCACGATAGAAAGTGCTGGTGCTGGCTGGCTATCCATCAGACCATCAATCGAAAAAACACCATTGCACATGTTTGAAACTTCAGGCTGTTTGGGTTTGGTCAGGTCTTCGGTTATCCACTTCGGATCCGTGGGGTCACTGATGCCTTCGACATATTCGCCACGTTCGGCGGCCAGAACCTGATTAGCGTCAGGGCGTTTCTTTTGAGCTTCTTTCACCAGTTCGGTGCCAATTACCTGAAAGTCAGTTGGGAGAGTTTCCAGGTCAGGCACACCTTCATCTCCATCGATAGCCTTTTTCACAGCGTCCAGAGTGACGGCGGCAGATGAAACATGACCAGCTTTTTCAAGAGTCTCAGCAGAAGGGGCGACATGCTTATGCTCGGTCAGGTTCGCATTGATATAGGTCTGCAGACTTACCGGGAAATGATGAATGTCGCTGGTGGCGCCACGAATAAGGGCGAAAATCGCGGCGCGGGAATAATCCAGGATGCCTGCAACCTTGCGCAGCGCTGCCGACCATTCCTTGAACGGACTTTCTTTCTTCTGAACGATCTCTTTGGCCCGGCGGTGAATTGATGCCGGGAAATTGTAGATATCGAAATCCATTGGCATTGTGGCCAGGGCTATTTCTACATCGAGCGTATCAAGGGTATGGGTGTAGTCAGGGTTGCGATCGGTTTTATTACCGCCGCCAGCATTAGTTCCTGCATCAGTTTTCAAAACCGAAGAAATGCAGTTACCGGCAGCCCATTCCCTGGTGAGAATGCCGCGGTCGATCGCGTTCGTGGCGAACCACAGCTTTGCAAACTGAATACGTTTGCCGAGCTCATGCCGTTTCCCTTCCGGGAAGACTTTTTTATTGGCGCTGGTGAATTTCCAGAGCGTCGGCATATCGTATTTTTTGATTTCAGGGATATTCTCGGCGGCCAGAATCAGATCCTGGACGGCTGCGTTATCAGTGTCCATTTCCAGAACTGACAGCTCCTGCCGGTGAGGCATGCTGATATGATAAACGTGACTCTCTTCGGCCATATACTGCGCCAGCAGCTGAGCGCGAAAGGGGAGTTCTGCCACGTTAAAAAGCGCGCTTGAATCGTCCTGGTATTCATCGCTACCGAAAGTTTCCACGGTCTCATCTTGTGCCGCGTCGCCAGTAGTATTGGCATCAACCAGCTCTCCAGTAACGGCCTCAGAGGATATTCCGGCATTATCGCCGTGATGAACATCAGCAGGCGCCAGTCCTGGCTTAAGAGTCCAGGTGCGGCCATCGTCGCCGAGCTGGTAGCGTTCGCACCATGAGTAATCGAGAACACCCTCCGCTGGCAGGTCGTTGAATACAGGGAAATCGGTGCGAATAGGTTTTTGATAGTCTTTGCCGCGGCCTGTTTCGATCCCAGCGTCTTCCAGATCGACGTCGAGCTGCAGTAGAGCGCGGGCTTCTGATTTATTAGTGCGCCAGATTACGGCATCAGCTTTACCCGATTTTTGAGTCGCTTTTATCAGATAAAAATATTCCATGTGATAGCCTCTATTTTGGATGTAGAATCCCCCGGGCCATTGGTAGCGCCCATTTAGGGTGGTCATTGGTTTTGGTAATTTCCGGTGTAACTTTGGTCGGTGGCACCGGACGTACAGCCCGCTTCGGCGGGTTTACGTTAGCTCTCGTGCGCCATCTGGTCGTAAGAGGCGCAGCGTTCAGAGCAATACTCTTTTTCTTTCCGTGCTAGCTGGTTCCCCTGGAGGTACAACAGGGTGCTTACCACTGGCTTTCCCTCGATTGCTTTACTGCAGTAACCGCATTTCTTCTGCATTCTTCCCCCTACATTTGCACCGTGAACCCGGCCGGATGCTCGTCCAGTAAACCTTTCAGTGGATAACATTCAGCTTTCACGTGTTGCTCTTCTGCAGCTGCCTTGCAGTCATTCTCAGTGTCGTAAACGCCGAGCAGGACATCCTGATTACCGCCCGTCAGCATGCTGACGGTGAGAACCAGGGCAAACATCGTGCTCATGAAGGGCCTCCTTTTTGCGCGAGCATGTAGCACACCCGGCGGATGAAAGCCGACAGCGGATTTAAACGAACAGCCTGCTGACGAGCGGGTTTGCGTGCGAAATCATTCATAGAAACAATCCCCTCAGTGCGCTGAAGAGCGCGATCCAGATGAAGAGCCCAATAACTGCTGAAATGATCAGGGCTCTGATGCCTTGCTTGCTCATTCCAACTCCTCATGTTTGCCTGTCTTTTAACCACTTCAGGCTCGGTGGTATGCTGGTAGTTCTCACACAGCCAGCAAGGAAATAAAAAATGTCAAAACTGACAACTATGAAAGTTGCTTGCCCTGATTGCGGAAGCGAGATGCTCAAGCGACCCGATGGTTTCGACTTTGATACAAATTTTGTTGGCGTCAGTTGTGCCAACTGTGGTCGAGAAATCACTAAGGACGATGTTGTTAAGCAAGGGACGGATGTTGTCAAAAAGCAGGTTGACGACATCCTCAGGGATGCCTTCAAGGGAAGGGGCTGGAAGCTCAAGTAACCCCAGTAGTTCCTCGACCTGATTGATTACTTCCGTGGCGTCTATTTCGAGTTCAATAGGCGCCACCTTTACCTTACTCATCTCACCCTCATTGCCTTGTCGCCGGCCAGCGGAACGTTACTACCTACTGCGCATTGATATTTCCACCTCATCCCGGAATTCGTATGCTCCGGGCAGCTACTTCGTGGGCGTCCTGCCTTGGTGGGGTGTTGCTGGAGTTAATTAAACACAATGTTTAATGTTGTGTCAACATTATGAGTAATTAAACGTAAACAAAAAGTTTATAACGAGAGGTGGGTTAGTGCAGGGAGTATGTTTATGGGTCTATTCTTTGGTTTTAAAAACATCTATGAGGGCTAATGGTATGCGGTATGAGGATGAGTTTTTCGCAGAGATGCACCCGCAAATAGCGCAGGTTATCGGGGTAGCGGTTATGCAGTTACTGGTTGAAAAGCAAGAGCCGTCAAGAGAGGCTCTGATAGAGATGATTCAGGTGTTGTGGCAGGAAGACCAGGTGGATCTGGCTGTGGAGTTGGCGCTTGATGTGCTGATGCTGCCGAAAGAGTAGGGCAATAAAAACCCGGCGCGGGTAATGCTACCAACTTACTGATTTAGTGTATGATGGTGATTTTAAGGTGCTTGCGTGGCTTCCATTTCCATCAGATGTCCTTCCTGCTCCGCTACTGAAGGCGTGGTGCGTAACGGCAAAAGCACTGCCAGACATCAGCGCTATCTCTGCTCTCACTGCCGTAAAACATGGCAACTGCAGTTCACTTACACCGCTTCTCAACCCGGTACGCACCAGAAAATCATTGATATGGCCATGAATGGTGTTGGATGCCGGGCAACCGCCCGCATTATGGGCGTTGGCCTCAACACGGTTTTACGTCACTTAAAAAACTCAGGCCGCAGTCGGTAACCTCGCGCATACAGCCGGGCAGTGATGTGATTGTCTGCGCTGAAATGGACGAACAGTGGGGCTACGTCGGTGCTAAATCACGTCAGCGCTGGCTGTTTTACGCGTATGACAGGATACGGAGGACGGTTGTGGCGCACGTCTTCGGTGAACGCACTCTGGCCACACTGGAGCGTCTTCTGAGCCTGCTGTCGGCCTTTGAGGTCGTGGTATGGATGACGGATGGCTGGCCGCTGTATGAATCACGCCTGAAGGGAAAGCTGCACGTTAACAGCAAGCGTTACACTCAGCGAATTGAGCGACATAACCTGAATCTGAGACAACATCTGGCAAGGCTGGGACGGAAGTCACTGTCGTTCTCAAAATCGGTGGAGCTGCATGACAAGGTCATCGGGCATTATCTGAACATAAAACACTATCAGTAAGTTGGAGTCATTACCGTAAAGTGCCACCATCCATAACCATCCCTCATATAATTATTATGAATTTCGCCAACCTAAACAGCCTATCCATGCTTCCTGTACGTCTGCGGCATTACCAAAAAACATCGAACTACCGGTCTGGCTTACTCAAAGTCATCCCGCCCACTCCTTCGCTTGAAGAAAATTTTGTCCAGCCTGAGGACTATCCCAACCAACCCGATAATCAGCAAAGTAATAAGTATGGGGATAACTAAGTCAGACATGCTTCCTCTGCATTGTTTAAATCTTATTTAGGCGGAGCATCAGAGGACTGGCTGTCTAGCCATTCTGCAAGTTTCTTTAAAATCTGCACTCATGTTGGATCTGCCTTATGTACCTGGAGTCGCATAGCCACCCAGAATGAACCACGCCAGAAAAGCGACTGCAATGATGAACACGCTCGCCGGAAATGCTATACCAATTCTCATAAGACCGCCCTTAACTGTCACTCGCCATCACCCTTAATCCGCCGCCCCATGTACTTGGCATACAACTCATCGAGCTCTTTGAGCCGCAGAGATACGATCCGCAGCATGTTCTGTTGCTCTTCTTCGTTGGGGAGTTGGTTATAGAGTTCCAGCAACCGCTTCTCGTCCGGGCGTAAACCATCATTTGCATCGACGTCCTGACCTAAAACCCACTCAAGGCTTACGCCAAGAGCATCAGCGAGCTTTATGGCAGAGCTCTTTCCGATCGCTCCCCGCACAAACCAGTTGTTAACCGATTGCGAACTTACACCACAAATTCTCGCTATATCCGCTTTGGATATGCGCTTCATCTCAATTATTTCATTGAGCCTTTGGACCTGTGGGTTGTCGGACTGGTGCGTATTTTTTCTCATATATCACGATTTTAAACTAAATGTTTACCATCTCAACATTCATAAAGTTTACATTAAAATAAACATAATGTTTAATTCTCTCTGTAACTTTAACGGAGTGGTTTATGAACGCATTAGAAAAAGCCATACAGATCGCTGGTGACGCAACGAAGCTAGCAGAAAAACTGGACGTCTCATCTATGACTATTAGCCATTGGAAGCATCGCCATGGGGGAGCCGTTCCTCAGTCTCGGGTTTTCCAAATCTTCCGGGTAACCGGCGTTACTCCGCATGAACTTCGCCCAGACCTTTACCCAAATCCAAACGACGGTTTGTCTTCACAAAATCTGGCGGGATGACCATGCAAACACTTTCCTTTCAACAAAATACCGGATTCAACCCCGGCGCTCTGATAAAGCGAAATCAGGCGAAAGTGGCAGATCACGACGGCATTCGTTCTGCCGTTCGCGCCTGGGCAGCAGCTGAAGGACAGGATGTTGTCTCGGCATACATCATCGATGAGTGGCGACAACAGGGCGGCGAGGAGATCGCGTTTCCTGATGACATCAGCCGTGCCCGCCAGAAGCTTTTTCGCTACCTGGACAACCCGGCCGAGTCTGAGCGCTATCGCGAGTACGTTCGCCTTCTTACCCCGGCAATCATGACCGTTCTTCCGTTGGAGTTCCGCCATCGCCTGAACCCTCAGGACGATATTTTGTCGCGCCTGTCTTCGGCCATGAAGGAATGCGCTGAAGCAAAGCAGGCGGTGATGCTGAACGCGCCAGAGCACCAGAAACTGAAGGAGGTGAGCGAGGGAATAGCGTCGCTTTTCAGGTTAATGCCTGAGCAGACAGGAGCGCTGATGACGATCGTGAGCTCAATGCTCGGCGTGATGTAAGCGGGGTATCCATGAATCACATCAAATTTATTGAGAAAAACGTCCGCGAGGAACTTCTTCGCCAGGACTTCACGCAAGCAGTGGCTCAGGGGGGGGGCATACCAGGCGGTCGATATGTACAAGCGGATGTCACAGGCAAGCCGCAAAGGGGAAATTTTTGACGATGTTATGCGACACGCAAAGTTATGGGCAGAGAAGCAGACCAGCGCAGCTGAACGCCGGGAAGCAAAGCGCAAAGTGCGAAAGGGCGGCGACCAGGCTGGGTTGTTCTGAAAGGGTGAAGACTGTTGTGCGCCAACACAGCCAGTCTTCGGGTGAATTAATTGGGTCAATTCACGGGATGAAGTATGTCAAATACCGCTGAAGTTATCAATTTTCCGATTAAAACCGAGCGTTCGGGAGGTCAAATGGCCGACCTGGCTAACGGGTATACCAAGATCGCAAACGAGATACAGAAGCTCAAGCCGCGTCTGCGGATGTCAGGTCGTGAGTGGCAGTGTCTTGAGGCTGTTATCTGGCTTACCTATGGATGGAACAAGAAGCAGGACCGAGTAACAAACACGGTGATTGCTGAGCTGACAGACCTCGGAGAGTCGCATATTTCCGACACAATCAAATCTCTCGCGGAGCGGAAAATTATCTTCGCTCATAAGCAGGGAGTGATGAAAATTGTCGGTATAAATACTGAGCTATCTGAGTGGATTTTAGACAAACCGAAAACGGGAAAACTCTTCCCGGAATCGGGAAAAGTGTTACCGAAAACGGGAAAACCTTTCCCGGAAACGGGAGACACCCAATACAAGAACAAGAACAATAGTAAAAGATCTTCTTCGTCTCGGAATTCTAAAGAATCCCGAAACGAGGAAACTTTGAAGTTTCTCTCTCGTCATCCAGAAGCGGCCGATGGGATTTATACCCCTGCGGGTAAATCCTGGGGAACAGCTGACGACCTCAAAGCCGCGCGATGGATTTTCGATAAAGCCCTCACCGTGAACGCCTCCCTCTCAGAGCCCAACTGGGTTGAATGGGCGAACACCATCCGCCTGATGCGTCTGCAGGACAAGCGCACTCACTATGAAATCTGCGAACTGTTCAAGTGGGCGAATGAAAATGATTTCTGGCAAGAAAACATTCTCTGCCCATCAAAACTACGCAAACAGTGGGATCAACTCACGACAAAAAGACTTCGTAGCCATAGCCCATCAAAAAACAAATCAGGCGCCAGCGCGCTGGACAATACCGATTGGATCGACGGGGTACTCGAATGAAATCTATCGCAGAAAGCATGCACAACTTCGACCGTGAAAACTTCCAGCGAGTGGCTGTCGGGCTTCCGGAAATGCAGGACGAGCAGGCAGTAAAGCGCCAGGCGGCCAAGACTGCGGAGATCTTCAACGAGCTGTTCCGCCAGCTGCTTGCCGTATTCCCGGTGTTGGCCAACAAATCTGTGGAAGACCTCAACGAGATGCGTCGCCAGTGGTTGTTGGCGTTCAAAGAAAACGGGATCACCACAGTTGAGCAGATTAACGCAGGGATGCGGGTTGCGCGCAAACAGGAAAAACCATTTATGCCATCACCGGGACAGTTCGTCGCCTGGTGTCGTTCTGAGGAGGCGGTAACTGTAGGCCTGCCAGATGCGAGTGAGCTGGTTGAAATGGTTTACCAGTATTGCCGGTCTCGCGGCCAGTATCCAGACGCTGAGTCGTACCCATGGCCTGAGCACAAAATCGAACCGTTAACGCTGAAACACAAAGCTTGCTACTGGATGGTTACTGGCTTGTACGCAGACATGCGCGCAAACGGCCTCAGCGACACTGAGCTGCGACGTAAGGCGCAGGATGAGCTTCTGCGTATGGTTCGTCGCTTGAATGCCGGGGAAGTGATTCCCGAGCCGGTTAAACAGATCCCAAAGCTTGGCGGACGTCCGCTGAGTAACGAGCAGGGCTTAAACAAAATCGCTGAAATCCGCGCGAAATTCGGTTTAGGCAGAGGGCGGAATCATGGCTAGAGCATTATCAGCAGTTGAGCGCAGAGAGTACGTCCGCGCAGTGATTCGGATCACCAGGCATCAGGGGCGCCTTACGACCACCGAGGCAATGAAAAAACTGGGGCTGAGCCGCGCTACTGTCCAGCGGTATTTTTCCGAAGCAGAAGCGACTGGCGAGGTTGTCCGGCATGGTCGTTTGGGGCTTTTCCGCGATCAGCGGGCCGTCATCGACTTTGACATGAAGCGTTTTGGCCTGGTGCCGAAAGTTGCTGTTGGGATGAATTACAGCCTGCTTGGCAGTCCTGTTTTTCAGCGAGTTTTAGATGTTCAGGAGGCTATTCATGGCTAAGAATTCAATCGATGTATACGGTGCCAGCGGCAAAACAAACGTGCTCAATTTCGAGCCTGAAAACCTGCACCTGGTCACCGATAAGACCCACCCACTTTATGATGAGCGGGTACACCTGCCTATTGAGGAAGGGATGGTACTGAACATTGCGGAGCTGGGTGTACTTGAGCCGATCATCGTCTGGAAAGACCCTGAAACGGGGCTCACCTGCGTAGTTGTTGGCCGTCAGCGCGTTAAACATACCCTGGAGGCAAATAAACTCCGTCTGAAAGAAGGCAAAGACCCACTGCTTGTACCTGGAGTCGTTAAGCGCGGATCAGCAAATCAGATGGCTAAATACATGGTCAGTGAAAACGAAATTCGCCGACCTGATACACCGCTTGGCCGGGCTAAAAAAATGTCAGACGCGCTCGACCGCGGGCTCGATGAGGACGACATTGCGGTGTTGTTTGGCTGCAGCGTTCAGACCGTTCGTGCAACGCTCTCCCTTCTCGATGCCACTCAGGCCGTCCGGGAAGCGGTGGAGGCTGGAACTGTCACCGTTACCCAGGCACGTCAGCTAGGTGCGCTCACACCTGAAGAGCAGCGGGCAAAAGTAGCAGAAATCGAGCTGGCGACAGCTGGTACCAAAGGCCACGAAAAAGCCCGTCGACAACGCCAGATTCTCGGTGAAGCAAAGCCGCGTCTCAAATCACGCAAAGAAATCACAAAAGCCCTCGAAGGTGCCAGCGGTGAATACGCGGCGGCTCTGCGCTGGGTGCTTGGGGAGGCTGTATGACAATCGTAAAAACCCATACCGGCACCGTGATCACCAAAGACGGTCCGAAGGTAAAAAAACTGCACCAGACAGAGCGGATGTGGGTCGTCGGCAAAAACGAGTTTTACCATAAAGAAACCGGGCGCCGTCACTTTGCAGAAAATACGCGCCGCCGGTTGTTGTTGGAAACGATTGAGGCGATAGGTGGTTCACATGACTGAACACGTCGAAAAATACACAAACAAGGCTATAGAAATCATTGCCGACTATATCCAGCGCACTAACAAGAAAAACGAGCAGTTACAGGAAGCGAAGGTGCGCTTGGATAAAAAAATCGCTCTGTTCGCAGACGATGAGAACTGCAACACAAACAGGCTGATGTCCGTATTTTTACCAGCAATGACCAGCCATACCCGAGATGGCTTTTTCGAAGAGATAGCAGCGGCGTTAGAAGGAGCCAACCAATGACTAAGTATGAATTACTCGACTCAAAAATAATGAGCAAAATTGATGCGCACCCTACGCCATTTTCCAGTCTGTACGTCAGGGATGTAGCAGAAGAATGCGTCCGAATTGCAAAGGATGAGAATAAGCCAGAACCTTTCCGCATTCTCGATCGCCGGCTTCAGGCGCTACGTAAAGCGGGAAAAATCCGCAGTACATCCAAGGGCTGGGTGAGGGCTTAACCAATGACCAGTAAATTAACCAAAGAACGCCTCCTGGAAATCGCTGAAGATGGATTCCTGAAGCATGGCGAAAGCAAAGAACTGGCCCGTATGGCGCTGGCCGAAAAGGCCAGCGAGCCGGTGATATTGTACCGGGAGCGCAATCCCTACAACGGCTTAACCACAGGCTGGCAAGAGCTTACCGAAAACGAGTTCTCATTCCTCAAAGAGAATGCCGGGGAAAATGCAGAGTTCCTCACGCTCTATCGCCACGCGCAGCCAGCGCCGGTAATACCGGATTTCAAAAAATTGGCTCGCGAACTGGTTGTTAATCTCGTCGATTGCGGCGGACTGGATGAAGGGGTGAAAGAGAAGTATCTGGAGTGGGTGGAGAAAACCTGCCGCGCCGCCATGCTCGCAACCGCCCCGCAGGAGGCATCAGATTTGACGTAATAGCCGATAAATCATTGTCTGTCGCATGTTTTTATTCAAACCAAATGCTAATGTGGTCAGCATAAATGGGCAGCTGCCTACTATGCGGAGGATTTATGGAAGTCGATTTTTTGCTTATAGGAAAAGGTCTAACAGGGCAAATTAAACGGTATGATTATCCAAGAGATAAATTAAGGGTTACTGAGTTAACGGTTGAGTCTGCCAATGAGCCAGTTATAGTTAGACCAGTCCTAGTGTTTGACGTTATTCAACATAAGTTTGATGGGAAAACATATGCAGTTGCCATCGGGGCATCAACAGATTCAGTACAGATTAATGCTCTTATTGACAGGTTAAAACCTCAACCCATACCCGAAAGTTTGCTTATGAAAGACGACCCTTACGAACAAAAATAAATTATAACCCCCTCCATCAACCGAGGGGGGGGATGTCGAAGTGGAGCATTGCAGCCAAACCGAAAGACGAGCAGAACAAGGTTAACGTTGACCTTGCGTTCTCCGGCGTTGCATGCAAAATGCGTATTAGTGAACTCTGGACGTATGGAAAACAACAGTTGGTATCGTTTATGAAAAAAACATCACTTCTGGTTTGTGCTTCCCTTATATCAACCGTGGTGTTTGCTCTTGATAATAAACAAGAAATAGCACCTTCGCGTATAAGTTGTCCCACGCCAGTGATGCCAGTCAAGGCTCAGGCAATGAGAACTGAAGGGCGTGTCGATTATGCAGCATGGGTTAATGATAAAGGCGAAGTGTACTCAGTAGACATTAAGGGCGATGAGGTTTTCTTCAGGGAAACTGAGGTTGCTATTAAAAAGTGTAAGTTTGTGCCAGGCCATCCAGGGATATATCGGGATACAATAAAATTTAGTCTGGTAAGACCTTGAAAAGGGCGTTTGTCGTCAAATCCCTACCGTTTAGGTAACTCCGAAGTATGCTGAGGCGCCGGTGAGGGCTAATATACCGGATATGTGCCTGAAAAAAGACATTGCAGTATGATAAAACCCGCTTCGTCGGGTTTTTTATTATGGAAAAACATCAATCTAAACATAAGCATGGTGTTGGCAAAAAGTGCGGCAGAGGGGTTGAACATTTCACACAACCGGTATACTGTTTGTTTATACAGTATCCATGTGAGGTGCTAACCATGAAAGTTGAAGTCACAATTGATAAACATAAAAAACTCCCTGATGGCGCCATACCTGCGCTTGAGCAAGAATTGCTGCGCCGCTTGTCCCAGTCTTATGATGATTGCAAATTAACCATTCGACGCACAAGCAACGATGGCCTTAGCGTTTTGGGTGGCGCTGATGGCGATAAAAAACGCGTTGAACAAATCCTGCAAGAGACGTGGGAAAGCGCGGACGACTGGTTTTACTGATTCACCTTTTGGTGGCTGGCATTTCCCAAAGCTTCGCAATGAGCGTGCTGTCACCGGACTTTTTATTTGCGTCTGTATGTCGCTCAGGGGGTAGTGTGAGTGATGGTATTGAGGTTCCTACTAATCATTCCTGGTACGATGTCGTCAGGAGATCGGATGGCACCATTATTTGTAGCTTCCCGGCCGAAGGAAGGCATCTGATTTACAGGGTTAATGGCATAATTTCAATGCGACCTTTATTGCCCGAAGAAGAAGTTTTTACTCTAAACGGATTTATGAAATTTGCGGAACGACTTGGCTACCGAGTTCACCCACCTTCTGATAATATGAAATCAACGGCCTGAACAACCGTTACCTACTGCGCCACGGAGAGAAGCCATGGCGCAATTGCACTTAATAAAACAATCTCAAGGTATCCTGATCCCCGCGACGCCGGAGACCAGTGATTTTCTGCAATCAAAATGCAAGCTCGGATCCGTTCTGGAAGCCGATTATAAGCTTGTCCGCAATCCGGCGTTTCACCGCCGTTACTTTGCTTTACTCAATCTCGGCTTTGAATATTGGGAACCTACCGGCGGGGCGATTTCGTCTAATGAGCGCAGGCTTATCACAGGTTACGCCAAATACCTTGCTGCATATGGCGGGAGTGAATCGGCGTTACTTGATGCCGCCGGGCAATATCTCGACCGTATAGCCGAGAAGCGATCCGGTTCAATCAGTATTTGCAAATCTTTCGATGCTTACCGGGCGTGGGTCATCGTAGAAGCAGGCCACTATGACGCCATACAGCTGCCGGACGGTACGTTGAAAAAACACCCTCGCAGCATTTCTTTCGCCAGCATGGACGAATGCGAATTCCAGGAACTGTACAAAGCATCGCTCGATGTTCTCTGGCGATGGATCCTCTCTCGTTCGTTCAACAGCCTGCAGGAAGCTGAGAACGCCGCCAACCAGCTTTTAAGTTTCGCGGGGTGATGCCGATGAAACGCTCATGGTTTCACCATCACGAATGCACAACGCAGCAGGCCGAAGAATTGGTAGCGAGATATCGTCAGCGGGGCGTTAAGGTCGAACGAAGCTTAAACCCTGACTTTATGACATGGACCGTCAGCGCGCAGCTGGTGGAGGACAAAAATCCGCCGCGGCCAGACTCCCGCTGGCGCAACAGGATGTGGGAGTGATTATGGCAAACCTTCGTAAAGCGGCCCGAGGCCGCGAATGCACAGTACGGATCCCCGGGTATTGCAATGGCAATCCGGAAACCAGTGTTCTGGCGCATTACCGCCTGGCGGGTACCTGCGGAACTGGATGCAAGCCGGACGATACTCAGGGAGCAATTGCCTGCAGTGCTTGCCACGATCTCATTGATGGCAGAAAGAAAACCACCGATTACACCCGCTACGAACTGCGCCTGATGCATGCGGAGGGGGTAATGCGCACCCTGGAAATCTGGCGGAAAGAGGGACTCATTAAATCATGAAAATCTACGATATCACGCCCATCGGCAAACCCAGGATGACCAGAGCTGATAAGTGGAAGCAGCGTCCGGCGGTAATGCGCTACCGGGCATTCTGCGATGAGGTCCGTCTGAAGAACGTTGCTATGCCGGAGCAGGGCGGACACATAACCTTCGTGGTTCCCATGCCAAAGAGCTGGAGCCAGAAGAAGCGAGTAACGATGAACGGACAGGCACACCAGCAGAAACCAGACGCCGATAACATGATCAAAGCGCTGATGGATGATCTGTTTACTGATGACGCACATATCTGGGACTTTCGTGTAACAAAAGTCTGGGGTGAATCCGGACAAATTTTAATTTCTGATATCGGAGAAGTGGCCGCATGAAACTGGAAGCATCGTTAAAGCATTTCAGCCCGAAGGGGATGCATATCAGCGACGACGTGAAAAGCACATCGCCGAATCGACTGACCGGAACAGATGTTATGGCGGCCATCGGTACCACCAGCAGTCGTGCGCGCTTCGGCCTTGCCGCTTTCCTCGGAAAGGCTGGTATCAGCAAAACGGACGAACAGCTTGCAATTCAGGCGCTGGCGCAGTTTGCCATCAAAAACGCTCCTAAAAATGTCCGCAAAGCCGCTGGTGACAAGCTCGGCGCCTGCATGTTGACGCTGGCGCAATTTGCCTTTGCGGAATACTCACGTTCGGCGGCCACCAGAGCAACGTGTCAAAGCTGCAGCGGTACCGGCTTTATTTCCCGCCATGAAGATGTAATTAAGCACCCCGGTATTTTCGATGCTGACGGTGTCGAAGTGAAGGCCCCAAAGATTAGAAATGAACTGGTGAAAAGGGTCTGTGGAGTCTGCGGAGGAAAGAAAGTGATCCATGCGCGATGCAGGTGTAGTGGTAAAGGGGAGGTCTTAGATCGCAAAGCGACCAAAGAACTTGGCGCACCGGTTTTCAAAACATGTGAACGCTGCTCTGGTAATGGCTTCTCTGTTGTACCCTCTGCGACGGTACACCGCGCCATTCTGAAGCGTCTCCCGGATCTCCATCAGTCTTCGTGGTCACGCAACTGGAAGCCGTTCTATGAAGGGCTGGTGGATATGCTTCACAAAGGAGAGAGACAGGCAGCGGCTGAATTTGAGAAGGCGACCATTTATTGATGTGATCGAAACAGATGGCGGCAAATTTTTGCACGATAGAGTTGACTTTGCATAAAATTGTCCTGTATTCTTCTAATCATGGATACGTACATCCAAATGAAACTGATTCTGAACCCTGCCAACCGGCGGGGTTTTGCTTTTCTGGGGGAAGCGATGCAGCAGCCATATTTTTTTAATCCGGGCATGACCACTCAACAGCTTGAAGACTGGCTTGGGCAACAGAAAATCTATCTTGCCCACTTCAACCGTCTGATAGCAGAATAAGCCGCTCTTGAGGAGCGGCTGAGTCAGATCTCTGCGGAGATTGGGCGAGTCGCTACTGGTAGCTTTGAAGGAATACTGAGTTTTCCCTGGGATCCCAGTCCTCTTGTGGAAAATCCTCAACAGGATAGTGGCCAGTCGGCAGATTGAGTGACGCCAGGACAGCGGCAGCATCTTCTGACATATAACTGGGCTTTAGTTGACTGGCAATGATAAAGAGACAGTCGTTTAGCGAGAGTCTTCTAATCTCTTCAGGTTTCCACTTGGTCATTTCGAAGATAAGGTGATGAAGAGCCTTATCGTTATCAAGATAATAATAATCCGATGAAAAATGTTTCCTGTACTCATCGAGAATACATTCAAGAGTGAATATTTGTCCTATTCGGTACCAAACCTGCCTGGCTCTGTAACTGTGTGAGTCTGCCAGTAATGTTTGGGGGAAGTTGTTATTTTGACAAACCCGGGACTTGATTACCTGTAAAAGGTCTGAGTACTTACTCATATTTTCACCAGTTGATGTTTTAATCATTTGCGAATCAATTTTATCAAAGAGAAAAACAAGCCGCTACACGCTGATAACATCAGGCTGGGCGGTTATGGTGAGCCGATACCTCAGACAAGCAGAGTATTGAAACCAGAAAGACTGAATGTTAAATTTCTGGTGTGGTGAATCCCCCTATGCGGAGGGGCATTGCCAGTCTGATATGTTTTTTTTGCGCATTGCGAGTCGTCTGTGGACTGGCGGCGACTTACCGGGAGGCACCCGGCACCACACCTAATAAGAAATGATGATAGCTGTAAGGCCCACTTCGGTGGGCTTTTTCTTTGGGCAAAAAAAACCCGCATGGTTTCATGCAGGCAAGGCAGTTACATTTAGATTTTGTCCCGGTATATGTTTTTTTGTCCGGAAGTCGAAAGATACTGTCTCGAATACATTTTGTAAATAACGGATTCAAATCACAAGGCCATGCATTTGCATGGCTTTTTTATTATCAGGTCCCGCAGGAATCATCATCGACACGCTTCGTTGTTAAATCCAGCCTGACGGGCCTGACCCTTTTCAAACACACAGCTTCCCGATCTTCCATCGGAGGCGGTAACTATGGCTAAGCGTATGCAAGACAAAGAGAGCATTGCCGGGATGTCCTGGCTGGTTCTGCTGATCATTGCTTGCTGGGGTGGACTTGTCCGCTACCTGATAGATGTGAAGCAGAGCAAGGCAACATGGAGCTTGATCAATGCTCTTGCCCAAATGGTGGTTTCAGGGTTTACCGGCGTTATTGCTGGCCTGGTGAGCATTGAAAGCGGACTGAGCATTTACATGATTCTGGCAACCGCGGGGATAAGCGGCGCGATGGGCTCCGTAGCGCTCACGTATTTCTGGGAACGAATCACCGGAGTGAAAGCACAATGACAGCAGACCAGATTATCGAGGGGATCCTCGGCAAGGAGGATGGTTATGTCGATCATCCGTCGGATAAAGGCGGGCCGACCCGCTGGGGCATCACGCAGACCACCGCCCGTGCACATGGCTACACCGGTGATATGCGGAACCTGCCCAGGGAAACAGCAAAGCAAATCCTGCTGAGCGATTACTGGACCGGCCCCCGGTTTGACCAGGTGGCAGCTCTATCTACGTTACTGGCAGATGAGCTTTGCGACACTGGCGTGAACATGGGGCCATCTGTAGCCAGTAAGTTTTTCCAGCGCTGGCTGACCGCAATGAATATGCGCGGAAAGCTGTATCCCGATCTGATTCCGGATGGCGCCATTGGTCCCCGAACCATCACCGCGCTTAAGGGATACCTTTCCGCCCGCGGGAAAGAGGGTGAACAGGTTCTGTTGCGTGCGCTGAACTGCAGCCAGGGTGCCAGATACCTCGAACTGGCGGAGGGCCGCGAAGCCAACGAGGATTTTCTCTACGGCTGGGTTAAGGAGCGTGTCCTGTGAAGATGATCATTTTCGCTTTGCTTGTGCTGGTGGCTGTGCTCGTTCTGTTACTTCTGCGCAAATATACCCGGCTGGAGTTCGTAGGGCATGCCAGCTTGCTGCTGAAAACGTGGTCTGTAAAGCTGGGAGCTATCGGCGCGCTGGTTGGTGTATGGGCGCAGTCGTTCCCGGATGCTGCGCTGCACGCCTGGGCGGTGCTGCCGCCGGATATCAAAAACATCCTGCCGCCAAACATCGTTGCGTTGATTAGCCCTGCGCTGGTGGTGCTGGCCGTACTATCGCAATACGTACGCCAGCCAGCATTGAAAGAAAAGGCCGACGAACTGAAGGAGCAGCAATGAGCTTTGAAATTATCGCGGGACTGGTGGTCGTCATCCTGGGTGCTATTGCTGGCGCGTTCGGCATTGGTCATGCTCGCGGGGCCAGTAAGGCGAAAACCAAAGCTGATCAGCAACGTACCGAAGAGAACGCCGCTGCTACTGTCGCCGCGGCAGAACGCCGTGCTGAAGTCACGAAAGGGGCCAGCGATGTACAGGAAGACGTTAAGCGTATGGGCGATGACGATGTTGATCGGGAGTTGCGCGAAAAGTTTACCCGCCCCGGTAGTCGTTGACACGGCCTGCAGCTGGGTGCGGATCATCTACCTGACTGACCACGATATCGATGTGTTGGATAAGCAGACCAAGCGTGACATCCTGGCGCACAACAAAGCAGTGCAGGCGAATTGCTCGCAGCTCACAGAGAAGGGTTCCAGGTAATTCAGCTACAAACGCAGAACACTTTAGGTATTGAAATTTACATGGCCACATGAACAAAAAATCAGAATACGAGACAACAGAGCGCTGAAAAATGAAAAGTTGGTATCTAAGTCAGGTGCATTAAGGCACTATGGATTTTCAATTCCTTCTATCTAAGAAGCTGCCCATGACAAGAAATTCACTCCCTCTACTTCCGCATGGTTATCGATACGGTGACGAGCACTCTATTCACCCTCATTGTGATGGGGATTATTTAGCTCCGCAGGGATATGTTATCAAGTCCGTTAACCTTGTAGATGGGGTGGTTGTTTATGTGCCCATCCAACGCTACATCAAGCATCTAGATCTTTGGGTTAATGCCGAAGGAACTGTCGAATAAATTGTTAGTTACCGGCCTCGTTCGGGAGAGCTGAGAATTGCCATCAAAAGACCAGCAGAGATGCCTGGTGCTCTGGTTGAATGTTCCGGCAAGTTGAAAATGATTGGTTCAATGAGCTCTTTCGATATTTAAATGCTTTCGATAACTTAAATGAAGCTATCACCACGTTATCACTGCCAGCCAACACCAAAACGGCAGTGGTCAGTTAAAAAGCAGAAAAGCCTCTCCCGGGTGGCTCCTGAGAGATTTTAGTTTTCAAACTGGTACCAACCAAAGGTCGCATTTTTTATGCGACCTTTTTTATTGTGCGTAACAGGCATCCGTAAGGAAACCGTTCAGCTTGTACACACGGCAAAGATAAATGCAAAAGCATCACAGAGGCTATTTTGTCGAATGGATTCGATAATACTCCCCACATCGCACAGAGGTAAGACATGTCAGAGATCACTGCATCCGAGCAAATCCGCCTGGATATAATCAAGAAAGTTAATTATGACACCGCAGCGGCCAAGCTGGCCATTGACTGGGTAGGCGACAGCTATCTGAAGTCTGAGCTATTCGCTGACTCTTTCGATCGTGTTTTCACGGAAAGTGAGATTGTCTCGAAGACCCGTAAGGCAATCCAGGAAGCGACCGAAGCGCTGGCGCTGTTTGATACTGCCGCTGAGAAAGTCAGCTAAGGCATTACAGCAGGCATTCATCGAGTGCCTGTGATAATGTTAAAGCTCCTGTATAAGGGGCAGTTGTATGATGGCTTTGTTAATGGAATGGTCGCCTCCCATCTCTTGTGCCACAGTGGGACGATAAATCGTCACTCATTGAACGGAGCGCTGCTATCATGAACGTTAAAACTATTGGAATCGATTTGGCAAAAAACGTTTTCCAGATCCATGGGGTTGACGAGCACGGAAAACGGTTGTTCAACAAACAACTCAGACGGGCACAAATGGCCTCCTTTTTTGCCAACATCCCACCCTGTTTGATCGGCATGGAGGCCTGTGCATCTGCTCATTTCTGGGCCAATAAACTGATATCGATGGGCCATAATGTCAAACTGATGGCCCCTCAGTTCGTCAAACCCTATGTTAAAACCAATAAGCATGATGCTGCAGACGCTGAAGCTATTTGTGAAGCCGTCACTCGACCTAACATGCGGTTCGTGCCGGTCAAAACCGCTGAGCAGCAAGCCGTATTGGCACTTCACCGGAGTCGTCAGAGCTTCATCAAACAGCGAACCGCACAAGCCAATCAAATCAGGGGGTTATTGGCCGAATTTGGCATTGTCGTCCCCCGAGGTATCCAGCAGCTACAGCGACGATTACCTGAGCTCGTGGAAGATGCGGATAACCCGTTACCCGTCCTGTTTCGTACACAGCTGAGTCTACTACAGCACCACATGGCGTACCTGTTCGATGTCATCGCTACACTCGACAAGCAGATTGAGCAGTGCTATCGGCAAAATGCTCTCTGCCAGCGTATCGGCAAGATCCCTGGTATTGGCCCTGTTACCGCCAGCGCGCTGATTGCGACCATTGGTAAAGCCAACAATTTCGAGAATGGCCGACAACTGGCTGCCTGGCTCGGATTGGTTCCACGTCAGCACTCCAGTGGGGGTAAACAAGTCCTGCTCGGGATAAGCAAGCGAGGTGATACCTATTTGAGGACCTTGCTTATCCATGGTGCCAGGGCGGTATTGCAGTCGGCCAAACATAAACAGGATGCCGTATCGAGCTGGGCTAACCAGCTAATGGCGCGCCGGAATAACAACATTGCCTCGGTAGCATTGGCTAACAAGAATGCGCGGACTGTGTGGGCGCTCCTGGCCAAAGAGCGGGAGTATTGTGCACCAATAATAAGCGCTTAAGTTGCTTAATCAGTAAGACAGAAACAACACCACCGATTGCCCAGGCAAGCATGAAGTGATGGCAAGACAGGTCAGACCGCGATGGGGAAAACCCGGTTTATTCAAGGCTCCTGAAAGAGCGCTTTGTTGATAGAGGCCTCCATCAGCGTATTCCATCAGGGACAGAGGTATTTTACATCACCTCGGCAAAGTCCGGATCTATGGCTGCAATCGATGACCAGTAAAGCCACCACAACATATTTAGCTTGGCAAACAGGAGGCGACCATCTATGAATAAATCAGATTTCGGGTAAGTCTCCCCCGTAGCGGGTTGTGTTTTCAGGCAATACGCACGCTTTCAGGCATACCTGCTTTCGTCATTTTGTTCAGCGCTCGTACCAGGGCCATAGCCTCCGCAACCTGACCATCGTAGTCACGCAGCGTCAGTGAACCCCCGAACAGCTGTTTTACCCGGTACATCGCCGTTTCCGCTATCGAGCGACGGTTGTAATCTGTTGTCCATTTCCACCGCGCATTACTCCCGGTCATTCGCTGATTAGCCACTGCACGGTTACGGTCTGCATATTCACCGGGCCAGTAACCCGCACCTTTTCGGGGAGGGATAAGCGCGCTGATTTTCTTACGCCGCAGTTCATCGTGACAGAGCCGGGTGTCGTAAGCGCCGTCTGCCGATGCTGCCCTGATTTTTCTGTGAGTCTGCCGGATAAGACCCGGGAAGGCTTCTGAGTCGGTCACATTGTTCAGCGACAGGTCAGCGCAGATGATTTCATGTGTTTTACTGTCAACGGCGAGATGCAGCTTACGCCAGATACGGCGGCGTTCCTGGCCATGCTTTTTGACTTTCCATTCGCCTTCACCAAAGACCTTCAGCCCGGTGGAATCAATCACCAGATGCGCGATTTCACCCCGGGTGAACGTTTTGAAACTGATATTAACCGACTTTGCCCGCCTGCTGACACAGCTGTAATCCGGGCAGCGCAACGGAACATTCATCAGTGTAAAAATGGAATCAATAAAGCCCTGCGCAGCGCGCAGGGTCAGCCTGAATACGCGTTTAATGACCAGCACAGTCGTGATGGCAAGGTCAGAATAGCGCTGAGGTCTGCCTCGTGAAGAAGGTGTTGCTGACTCATACCAGGCCTGAATCGCCCCATCATCCAGCCAGAAAGTGAGGGAGCCACGGTTGATGAGAGCTTTGTTGTAGGTGGACCAGTTGGTGATTTTGAACTTTTGCTTTGCCACGGAACGGTCTGCGTTGTCGGGAAGATGCGTGATCTGATCCTTCAACTCAGCAAAAGTTCGATTTATTCATAGATGGTCGCCTCCTGTTTGCCAAGCTAAATATGTTGTGGTGGCTTTACTGGTCATCGATTGCAGCCATAGATCCGGACTTTGCCGAGGTGATGTAAAATACCTCTGTCCCTGATGGAATACGCTGATGGAGGCCTCTATCAACAAAGCGCTCTTTCAGGAGCCTTGAATAAACCGGGTTTTCCCCATCGCGGTCTGACCTGTCTTGCCATCACTTCATGCTTGCCTGGGCAATCGGTGGTGTTGTTTCTGTCTTACTGATTAAGCAACTTAAGCGCTTATTATTGGTGCACAATACTCCCGCTCTTTGGCCAGGAGCGCCCACACAGTCCGCGCATTCTTGTTAGCCAATGCTACCGAGGCAATGTTGTTATTCCGGCGCGCCATTAGCTGGTTAGCCCAGCTCGATACGGCATCCTGTTTATGTTTGGCCGACTGCAATACCGCCCTGGCACCATGGATAAGCAAGGTCCTCAAATAGGTATCACCTCGCTTGCTTATCCCGAGCAGGACTTGTTTACCCCCACTGGAGTGCTGACGTGGAACCAATCCGAGCCAGGCAGCCAGTTGTCGGCCATTCTCGAAATTGTTGGCTTTACCAATGGTCGCAATCAGCGCGCTGGCGGTAACAGGGCCAATACCAGGGATCTTGCCGATACGCTGGCAGAGAGCATTTTGCCGATAGCACTGCTCAATCTGCTTGTCGAGTGTAGCGATGACATCGAACAGGTACGCCATGTGGTGCTGTAGTAGACTCAGCTGTGTACGAAACAGGACGGGTAACGGGTTATCCGCATCTTCCACGAGCTCAGGTAATCGTCGCTGTAGCTGCTGGATACCTCGGGGGACGACAATGCCAAATTCGGCCAATAACCCCCTGATTTGATTGGCTTGTGCGGTTCGCTGTTTGATGAAGCTCTGACGACTCCGGTGAAGTGCCAATACGGCTTGCTGCTCAGCGGTTTTGACCGGCACGAACCGCATGTTAGGTCGAGTGACGGCTTCACAAATAGCTTCAGCGTCTGCAGCATCATGCTTATTGGTTTTAACATAGGGTTTGACGAACTGAGGGGCCATCAGTTTGACATTATGGCCCATCGATATCAGTTTATTGGCCCAGAAATGAGCAGATGCACAGGCCTCCATGCCGATCAAACAGGGTGGGATGTTGGCAAAAAAGGAGGCCATTTGTGCCCGTCTGAGTTGTTTGTTGAACAACCGTTTTCCGTGCTCGTCAACCCCATGGATCTGGAAAACGTTTTTTGCCAAATCGATTCCAATAGTTTTAACGTTCATGATAGCAGCGCTCCGTTCAATGAGTGACGATTTATCGTCCCACTGTGGCACAAGAGATGGGAGGCGACCATTCCATTAACAAAGCCTTGTATGATATCATGCAACGAAGCAACCAAGCTATGGAAAGTCCGGGTAATGGTTTGGAGTGAATGTGACGTTTAGCAGCGGTGGTATAAATGGCTACTTTTTCCTGTTGCTTAGTATGTGGCCAGTGCTAATGGTTTTATTCCTGGGATTGTCTCCTGCATTTTACGGTGTGTTAATGCCTAAAACGGCAATTGCTTGTCTGGTGATCGCTGCAGCCTTTGGCATTGGTGGGTGGTTCTATGGATTGTGATCTAAGTAACATTTGGTCAGGTTATAAACTGGTATCTGACCGCATTACAGCAGGTATTCATTGAGTGCCTGTGATAATGCCCGTCAGACAATGGACTGATATCATTGTCTGTTTCTCCCGGTGTATTTTGAAATACTCAATACTCTCATAACGTCTCTGCCTGCCAACATCAGAACGCCAGAGGTTAGTTAGCCGGATAGATGCACCTCTCTCTGTTGGCTCCTGAGAGATTCTTTATACGCTGGTTGGTAGTGACCAAAGGCCGCATAATTTTGCGGCCTTTTTCATTTCTGTAAAATGAAAGTCCTCAGGCGGTTAACGATGCTCTGGACCATGGAAGTGATCTCCACCATGTCCGCCGCTATGAGGCCCAGGGGGAAGGAAACATCCTGAAAGAGACAGCGCACCACAGATCACAAAAACAGCAAGCATAATTCTTTTCATAATAACTCCTGAACTAAAGAGCCTTAATTCCAAAACATAAAAGTGAATATTTTATGGAGAATCAGTAATTCCTTTTTCTCCCTCACGTTAAATAGGAATAATCCATGGCAAAACCGGACTGGGGCGAGCTTCAGCGACGGTTCCTGTCCGATCATGCCGCAACCGGCGTATCACCGAAGGATTGGTGTGAAGCGCAGGGACTGAATTACGCTACTGCCCGCCGATACATCAAGAAACCCACTGCGCAAACTGCGCAAAAACCTGCGCAGAAGAAACTGCGCACTGCGCAAAAGGAAAAGTGCGCAGAAGAGCTGGTGGATGATGATGGCCTCACCGATCAGCAACGTTTATTTGTCGCAGAATACCTGAAGGACCACAACGCCACGCAGGCCGCTATCCGTGCCGGGTACAGCAAGAAGACTGCTGAACAAATTGGCTATCAGCTGCTTCAGAAAACTTCAGTTGCGCAGGCCATTGCGCAGCAGCAGAAAGCATCCATTGTGCGCACGCTTGGCAGCGCGGATGAAGTGCTTGAGCAGATGTGGCGGCTGGCAACATTCGACGCCAACCAACTTTCTCAGTATCGCCGCGGGAGCTGCCGTTACTGCTGGGGCTTCGGTCACCAGTATCAATGGCGCGATGCGGTTGAGTTCGAAGAGAAGCTGGCTGAGGCTTTAGCGAAGAAAGGGAAAGAGCCAAACGACAGAGGCGGCTACGGTTACGACCATACCAGCTCGCCTAACCCGAAATGTCCTCGCTGTAATGGTGATGGCATCGGCCAGCCTTTCTTCGCCGATACGCGCAAGCTGGCGCCGGATGCTGCGCTTGCCTATTCCGGTGTGAAGCTTGGTAAGAATGGCGTTGAGATAACCGCCATCAGCCGTGAGCGCATGTACGAGGCGGTGATGAAACGTCTCGGCCTGGCTGACAGTGAGTTCGCCCAGCGTCTACAGCAGATTGAAATCGAGCGCCGGCAGCTGGAGATCGACAAGCTCCGTAAAGAGCTGGCCGCTGACCCAGAAGATGACGAACCAACGCCAGTTGCGATCAATATCAACGTAGTCGATGCGCGAGTGAGGGAAGAGGATGGCGATAGCTCCGACGCTTAACGTTCCCCAGGCTCGTTTTCTGGCTATGCAGCAGAAGTTCAAAGCCTATGTAGCTGGTTTTGGATCCGGTAAGACATGGGTAGGCTGCGGTGGAATATGCAAAGGGTTCTGGGAGTTCCCCAAAATAAACCAAGGCTACTTTGCCCCGACTTATCCTCAGATCCGCGATATTTTCTACCCCACGGTGGAAGAAGTTGCTCACGACTGGGGACTGAAAGTCAAAATCGTTGAAAGCAACAAAGAGGTCCATTTCTACAGTGGGTGCCAGTACCGCGGCACGACAATTTGTCGGTCGATGGAAAAGCCCGACACGATAGTAGGCTTTAAAATCGGCAATGCGCTGGTGGATGAACTCGACGTTCTGAAAGCGGATAAGGCGCGTCAGGCGTGGCGAAAAATAATCGCGCGTATGCGTTATAAAGTTGATGGTCTGCGTAATGGCATTGACGTGACTACCACACCTGAAGGATTTAAGTTCGTCTATAACCAGTTTGTTAAGGCTGTGAGGGAAAAGCCTGAACTGAGGTCGATGTATGGTCTGGTACAGGCTTCGACATTCGACAACGAAAAGAACCTGCCGGATGACTATATTCCTTCGCTTCTGGCGAGTTACCCGCCGGAATTGATCAAGGCATATCTGAACGGCCAGTTTACTAACCTGACCAGCGGCACCATTTATCATCAGTTCGACAGAGTGCTGAATAATTCCAGTGAGGAAGAGCAGCCAGGTGAAGCGCTGTATATCGGGATGGATTTCAACGTCGGGAAGATGGCCGGGATCGTCCATGTATTGCGGCTCGGCTTACCACACGCGGTAACAGAGATTATCAACGCTTACGATACGCCAGACATGATACGCATCATCAAGGAACGTTTCTGGCTGTATGCCGACGGTGACTACCGCAAGGTCCGCGAGATTTATATTTACCCGGATGCCTCTGGTGATTCCAGGAAATCAAACAACGCCAGCAAAACAGATATTGAGCAGCTCCGACAGGCCGGATTTAACGTCATCGTTGATGATGCTAACCCGCCGGTAAAGGACCGCATCAACGCCATGAACGCCATGTTCTGTAATGGTAATGGTGAACGCCGGTACAAGGTGAATGCGGCCCGTTGCCCGGTCTATGCCGACTGCCTGGAACAACAGGTGTGGGATAAAAACGGCGAGCCGGATAAAAAGAGCGATAACGATCACCCCAACGATGGCGCCGGTTACTTCATTGTGAAGCAATTCCCAATCGTTCGACCTGCATTCTCTATTTCACTGGACACGACATTCTGATGGCCAATAACGATATTACTTATGTTCGCCCTGAGGTCAGGGCGGCGATGCCCGTGTGGAAAAAAATTCGTGACGTGTGCAAAGGGGCTGATGCTGTAAAGGCCGCCGGGAATGAATACCTCCCTTTTCTGGATCCGTCCGATAAGTCTGCACGCAATAAAAAGCGCAATGCTGATTACATTCAGCGCGCCGTTTTCTACGCGATAACGGGCAATACAAAGGTGGGGTTACTGGGGCTGGCATTCAGAAAAGACCCGACCATGACCGCGCCGGATAAACTGAATTATCTTCGTGATAACGCCGATGGTGCTGGTGCCAGCATTTATCAGCAGTCTCAGCAGGTTACAGAAAATATTCTGGAGGCCGCGCGCGAGGGGCTTTATACGGATTATGCAGCTGAGACCGACGAGGCGATCATCCTTCGTTATCAGGCGGAAAGCATCATTAACTGGCGCACCAAACGCATCAATGGACGCGATCAACTGGTGCTGGTGGTTTTACGCGAATGCATGGAAAAGGAAGATGGTTTTGCGTACAAGGATGAAATCCAGTATCGGGAACTTGCCCTGGAGGACGGCAAGTTTATCTGCAGGGTGTGGCGAAAGTCGGCCGATGCAGGGTCTTTTTCCGTCGATTCTGAGTATCACCCGAAGCCTAAAGGTGAGGATTTTTGGGATGAGATCCCCTTTACCTTCGTTGGTGCACAAAATAACGATCCCAGCATCGACGAGTCGCCATTAGCCGCCCTCGTTGAAATTAACCTTGGTCATTATCGAAATTCGGCGGATTACGAAGACAGCGTATTTTTCTGCGGTCAGGTTCAGCCGGTGATTTCCGGGCTTGATACCGCCTGGCGTGACTGGCTGCAGGATAAGGGAATTCGTGTCGGTTCTCGTTCTCCATTCCTGCTGCCGAAGGAGGGGAGTTTTACCTATGCTCAGGCGCAACCAAACACCCTGGCTAAAGAGGCGATGGACAGTAAGCGTGATTATTCTGTTCAGCTTGGCGCCCGGCTTATCGAGCAGAACGGCGCGGTTAAAACCGCCACTCAATCCAGCGGCGAGCAAACCGCATCCACATCGGTGCTCGGCATTTGCGTTTCCAATGTCTCGGAGGCCTATACGCTGGCACTCGGCTGGTGCGCCAGATATCTCGGCATAAAAGGAGAGGAATACCGTTACAGCATCAATCAGGAGTTTATCGCCAAAGTCGCAGAATCCGGCATGGTAACGGCAATCGTCAATGCCTGGCAGTACGGTGCGATTCGCGACACTGATATGGTCAGAGCTCTGCAGAGGCTTGACCTGATAGATCCCGCTGATGACCCTGAAACTGTCATTGACGCTATTCGTAACGGCGCGCCTAACCTGATTGGTGGCAATAATGGCAACGGCGAATGACAAACTGCAGGATGAAACCATAGCCCACGCTATATGGGTGAGTCGCTACAGTAACGGCGTTGCCAACAGGATGATAAAAGTCCTGAATGACAGCGACGCCGAACTTACCGCAAGGTTGCTGGTGGCTATTGATACGCTGGACGCTGAGAGCTTTACCGTTTCTAGGCTGGAAGCGTTACTGGTAAGCGTCAGGGCGATAAACAAGGATGCGATTCAGTCGATGTATGCAGCTCTTACTGCCGAGTTGCAGGAACTGGCGAAGCACGAAGCCACTTTTCAGATGAGCCTCTTCCAGTTTGCTATTCCCGACGATGTTCTTGCTCTTCATCCGCTGGTGGGTATCTCCCCGGATGCGGTTTATGCCGCGGCGATGGGGCGTCCATTCCAGGGACGTTTGCTGAGTGAATGGGCCAGCAACCTCGAAGCTGATCGGATGGCGCGGATATCCAATACGGTGCGGCAGGGATTCCTGCTGGGCGATACGCAGGAGCAAATCGCAAAAAAGGTCCGTGGCCATGCTAATCGTGGTTACCAGGATGGTGCGCTGCAGATGAGCCGGGCCAATGCAGCCAGCATTGCAAAAACGGCAGTAGGGCATCTTGCATCGACAGCCAGACAAAGCTTTGCGTCGGCGAACGACGACATTCTGAAGGGTAAGCAGTGGTTATCTACTTTGGATAACCGGACATCAAAGGATTGTCGGATCCGCGACCGTCTCAAGTACACGCTGGATAATAAACCGATAGGGCACAAGGTGCCTTATCTGCAGGGACCTGGAAAAATCCACTTTTGCTGTCGGAGCACTGAAACTTACATCCTGAAATCGTCCGAGGAGTTGGGTATCAAAGTCGGCGAAATCAAGAATAGCTCGCGCGCCAGCATGGATGGACAGGTTCCGGCTGATACGAATTACCAGGACTGGTTCTCCCGGCAGTCGTTCACGCGACAAGCTGAGATTGTCGGAGAAACGCGCGCCAGGCTGATTCGTGATGGCGGCATGTCTCCCGATGAGTTCTACAACGACAGGGGCGAGTGGCTGACGCTGGACCAGTTGCGCTCAAAGGATGAGCAGGCATTCAGAAACGCCAGGCTTTAACTAACATATCTTATTCAATCAGGCTGCCTTGGGGCGGCCTTTTTTATTGGGCCAGGCCCACAGTAACTATCCCAAGGGGACAACATGCTTATTCGTAACATGCTCATTAAATATTATTCGGCAGCTGGTGGTGAAGGTGGTGATGGCGGTGGCTCCGGTAGTGGTGCGCCCGAGATTACGCCGGAAATCCAAAAGCTGATCGATGAGCAGGTCAGTGCTCAGGTTTCAGGCCTGAAAAATAAAAATAGTGAGTTACTCGGTAAGCTCAAAGAGTCCACTGAGTCGCTTAAGCGTTTTGAAGGTATCGATCCTGACGCGGTGAAAACTATTCTCCAGCGTTTCTCTGATGATGAAGAGGCGCAACTGATCGCCGCCGGGAAAATTGACGAGGTACTGGATAAACGCACTGAGCGGCTACGTGCTGATGTTGATAAGCAAATCAAAGCCGCTAATGAACGCGCTGAAAAGGCGGAAGCGTTCTCCAACAAATTCCGTGATCGTGTCCTGGGTGATGCTATCCGCAGCGCAGCGCTTAAGGCTGGCGCGCTGCCAGAAGCATCCGACGATCTGATTCTTCGTGCTAAAGGCACATTCCAGCTCAACGACGAAGGCGAGGCCGTAGCAGTTGATGCAAATGGCGATGTTCTGTTCGGTAAAGACGGCAAAACTCCGCTCACCCCGGTTGAGTGGGCTGAATCTCTGAAAGAGACGGCCCCGCACCTGTTCCCGCGCGCCGAAGGCTCCGGGGCTGGTGGTCATAAACCCGGTGGCGGTGGCGGTAGTCTGAAACGTTCAGAAATGAGCTCAAGCGACAAAGCGGACTACATCCGCAAACATGGCCAGCAGGCCTATCTCAAATTGCCTAAGTAAGGACTAATCAATGCCTACGACCGTAAACAGTGACCTGATTATCTATGACGACCTCGCGCAGACTGCGTTTCTTGAGCGTCGCCAGGATAATCTGGAAGTCTTCAACGCCGCTTCAAACGGCGCAATCATTCTCGACAACGAACTGATCGAGGGTGATTTTCGCAAGCGCACCTTCTATAAAGTTGGTGGTTCTATCGAATCGCGCAACGTTAACTCCACCGACCCGGTAACGGGTAAAAAAATCGGTGCCGGTGAATCTGTCAGCGTTAAGGCGCCGTGGAAATACGGCCCGTATGAAACCACTGAGGAGGCGTTTAAACGTCGGGGTCGCGACGTTAGCGAATTCTCCGAGGTGATCGGCGTCGACGTCGCTGATGCAACGCTTGAAGGTTATATCAAGTATGCACTTCAGGGGCTTGTGGCAGCCATTGGCGCAAATGCTGATATGACGGTTTCAGCGGATATTGCCACTGATGGTAAGAAAACCCTGACCCGCGGCCTGCGTAAATACGGCGATAAATTTAACCGTGTTGCGCTGTTCGTTATGCATTCCACGACCTATTTCGACATTGTTGATCAGGCTATCGACAACAAAATTTACGAAGAAGCTGGCGTGGTGGTTTATGGCGGACAGCCAGGTACGCTGGGTAAACCGGTGCTGGTAACTGACACCATGCCAGTTGATGCGATTCTGGGGCTGGTGGCCGGCGCGGTATCCGTAACGGAATCACAGGCTCCGGGCTTCCGTTCCTACGATATCAACGACCAGGAAAACCTTGCCATTGGCTATCGCGCAGAGGGCACGGTTAACGTTGAACTGCTGGGTTACAGCTGGGATGAGACGAAGGGCGCTAACCCTGACCTGACCAAAATCGGCACCGGCGCGAACTGGAAGAAACATTTCACCAGTAACAAATCCACTGCAGGCGTACTGATTAAGCTGGAAGCCCCTGCGGGGGAGTAACCCTGTCAGTGGATAAAACTTCCGCAACTGCTGACAGTACCGACGCGGTGACCGTTTCGCTCAAGTACACCAGAAATGGTGCCGGAGTCTCCGGGGCAGCTGTGGCGTGGACGTCTACTGGCGGCACGCTAAGTGCTTCGACGTCACAGACAGGGTCTGCTGGTGGCTCGACGGTGAAACTCACCTCTCCTACGGCCGGCTCCTTCACGGTGACGGCTACCGTTGACGGTGTGGTGAAAACAACTGAAGCGATTGCGTTCACTGCTCCTGCGGGTGGTTAACCGACGGGGCGAAAGCCCCGTTTCTTTTGGTGAGGATCCGATGACCGTTTATATAACAATCCAGGACGTTGACGAGTTGCTGGGGGATACCTGGGCTGCCGCCGACAAAAAGGGTAAAGCCGTGCTCCAGGCAAACACCTGGATGACGGCGCTTAACCTTCAGGATATCGACCCGGAGCATATTCCTGAAGAAGTTAAGCAAGCCGGAGCGTTTATCGCTTCCGTAGCCGCTGCAGGCAATCTGTATCAGCAAAAAACAGATTCCGGCGTGGTGACGAGCAAAAGCGTTGAGGCCGACGATGTGAAGGTTTCCCGCACTTTTGCCGAGCTTTCAACCACCAGCACTGAATTACTCGATCCTGATTTGCAGCTGGCGCTGGATATGCTCAAACCGTGGATGATTAACCCTTTCCAGACGTTCTTTGTGAGGGCGTGATATGTCCGATTTGAAGGTGGTCCCATTTCAAAAGCCCAGCCATCACAACCTCGATAACGACCAGGTTATTCGCCTGCTGAAACAGGCTCTGGAGAGAGCCGAAAACGGCGGCTGCCACAGTGTCGCAGTGATACTGCTTGATGATGAGGGTAACGCGATTGATTGCTGGCATAACGGTGGACGTCCCTATGTGATGGTTGGCGCTATGGAGTCGCTTAAAACCGACTTTATCCATGCTCATATTGAGCGGCGGTAAGGGGGTAACATGCAAAATCCATATGTGCATTATGCCGGCGACGGGCTCGGTCCCCGCGATGTGTTTGTGAATGGAAACCCGATCAGACATGTCGTTTACGCAAATCAGGCAAAGGGTGTTGTAGAGTTTGCTCCGCTCCCGCTGCGGGTTAAGCGCAATGGCGAAATTTATACCCGCAAACTCCACGGTACAGTGATCGTTAAACCTCAGCAGCGTATTGGTGGGTGCAATGGGCATTCGTGACGAGCTGCAAACCGAAGTCGCCGCGGCATTCGATACCGACCTGCAGGATGCCGTTAAGGATTTCACTGGGTCATATACCGTTCGGGGTGCCTGGGACCCGGTGACGGAAACCGGCACTGAAACGCAGGTGACTTACTCGGGGCGTGGAGTACTGGCGCGCTATAAGCTGCGCCGTATCGATGGCGTTAACATTCTGCATGGTGATGTGAAGCTAACCGCACTGGTTAACGAGGTGACTGATAAGCCGGCCGTCGGGCATATCATCACCGCACCGGATCCGGTTACGGGTGAGCTTCAGCGCTACGAGGTCATCACCGCTTCTGCCGACTCTGCTGGCGCTGCGTACTCCATTCAACTGCGGAGGGCGTGATATGGCTAAGGGCTGGAACATTGACCCGGCGGCATTCGCCGGGCTGGTGGCAGAAGATGTCAAACTACGCCAGCGGACAATCGCCATTCAACTGCTGAATGAAATCGTTCAGCGGTCGCCGGTAGGAAACCCGGAGCTGTGGGCCATTAACGCGACTGCGGTTCAGTACAACAAAGCTGTTGGGGAATGGAACGAATCTCTTTATGCCGATCCTGCCAACCTGACAAAGACAGGCCGTCTCAGAAAGAAAGTCCGTGTTAATGACAGCATGGATATCAGGCGGCCGGCTGAGTATCGCGCAGGAACCTTCAGGGCATCGCATTTCGTCAGCATCGGCGAACCTAATCATTCCGTCCCGACCGAACCGGATGCGCGCGGGACAATGACGTTTCTTAATGGCAAAAATATCATTGACCAGGCGCCAGCCTACTCGGTGATTTACATCCAGTCGAACCTGCCTTACTCCGTGCCTCTGGAGAATGGCCACTCAACACAGGCGCCGACAGGCGTCTATGCCGTCTCGTTTAATGGTGTTATTCAGGCCTACAAATGACCCTTACAGAAATCAGAAACGCTGTCATTTCCCGAATGGCGGCACAGACCGCTATTGCCTCTGATGCGGTGGATTATCCCAATGGCCCGGTATTTGACCCCAGTAACCGCGATATCTGGGCCCGACTAACCAACATTGCTGGGCAGGCTGGCGCAACCGAGATCGGGGACGGGCCGGTAGTCCACAGGACGGGCTTACTCATCATTCAGCTTTTTGTTCCGGTCGGTTCCGGGACGTTGCTTATCTCCCGAACGGCCGATCAGCTAACGGAGCTATTCGAGTTTAAGGATGACGGAAAGCTGAGTTATTTCGCTGTTTCTGCTGTGCCGGCGGGTGAGACCGATGGCTGGTTACAGCTCAATCTTCAAATTCCTTATCGCGCTCTGTAGCGCACAAAAAACAGGAGGCTCCTGTGAGCTCAGGTGCAAAAGTAGTAGCCGCGTTTATTCGCGAGACAACGCCAGGAATCACGCCTACAGCAGGGGCGTGGAACCTGCTGCGTCGTTCTTCATTTGGTCTGAAACCAACGCAGAACACCAACGACAATGACGAAATCGCTGGTGACCGCATGGCGCAAGGTGTTTCACGCGGCACAGTGGATGTCGGCGGCGATGTCGGCACGCGGTTTCGCTGGAACCAGCATGATGATTTTCTTGCCAGCTGCTTCGGTTCCGAATGGCTAAATAACGTGCTAACGATGGGTAATGGTCGCATTACGTTCTCCGTGGCGACTTTTGCCAGTGATGTGGGGATCGCCCAGATTGCCCGCGGTTGCCAGGTTGGCACCTTCCAGATGGAAATCCCGGCCGATGGTGATATCACTGCAACCATTACGTTTGCAGGGCTGGACTGGGAGACGAAGGGGGACGATACCAGCTATTTCACCGCGCCGGTGGATTTAGCGGGGGCGCTGCGTTACTCCTTCAAAGAGGTCACGAACATCCGGCTAAATGGTGTTGATGGCGGGACAGGTTTCTGCGTCGACACCTTCAACATCCAGTTCAACAACAATATGCAGACTCAGCGCTGCATCGGTACCGGTTCGGCATTCGCCGGCGCAAACATTCCGACAACCTTTACCCCGTCAGGTCAAATCACGCTGTCATGGTCAAAGGCTGCCTGGGAGGTTTACAAAAAAACGTTCACCGGCGAAACGGTGCCGTTTAGCTTCACGCTGGAGAATGCTGAAGGCGCCTATACCTTCGATTTCCCGGAAGTGCAGATCTCCGGCGACTGGCCGGATGCGGGGAGCACTGACATTGTTCAGGTTCAGCTGGATATCACCGCGGCCAATACTCCGCCGACGATTACGCGCGTGCCTAAAGTGCCGGCGACGGCAATCAGTGTTGCGCCAGCCACTTCAACTGGGGCCGTGGGATCCACGGTGACGTTAACCGCCACGCATACGCCAGCTGATTCAACTGATACCGTCCAGTGGACGTCATCGGATCCGACTATCGCCAGCGTGGTTTCTACCGGGCAGAAAACAGCGAAAGTCACACGTAACGCAGCCGGTACTGCAACCATCACCGGTAAGGCCCGCACCTTTACCGCAACGTCTGAAATCACCGTTACCGCGCCTTAATTTACCTGGCCCGTTCTGCAGTCATCGCGGAACGGGCTTTTTTGGGAGTCTTTATGCTGATTATTTCTTCTCAAATTGATTTGAACGGAGAACGCTGGTTTTACCCTTACAAAAAGCCAGCAGGAAGTAAAAAGAAATTCACGCCGGAAGACGAGGCGCTATTTAAACTCCGTCTGCTGGTGGCCAGTAGCGAGAATCCACAATACCGCTCACGCAATGCGCTGGTGCGGCGCCATATCGACAAAATGGACGCGAGCTACCAGGTCGGTACGGATGCTTTCGATCTCGCCAGTGTGGGCGAGATCGACTCTGTTGATGACCTGCTGATCGATAACGCCGCTCGGTTCCTGCTGAAAGGTTGGGAGGGGGTGGGCCAATTGGTGGATGGCTCAGAGGTTGCTCTCGACTATACCCCAGAGCTCGGGATCGCCATGCTGAAACAGTACCCGGATTTGTACTGGCGGATACTGGCCGAGGCCGCAAGCATTGCTCAGGGTAAGGAGCAGCAGACTCAGGAAACCGTAAAAAAGCCATAGAGGCCCAAAAGTGGCTAAAGGAATTCGCTGGCGAACAGGGCGAGAAAGCAAAGTGGCGCAGGGAGAAACTAAATCTCCCGCCCATTCCAGAGCCTGAAATCGATGCAGTTACTGGGGAGATCCTCAACGCTTACGCCATGATATCGCGCGGCAGGAAGTATGCCGGCATGGCCGGAGTGCCGCTCCCTCTATCCCTGAACGATATTGAGCTTTACCTGGCATCGCGCACCATCCTGATTGACCGCATTGAGTTTGACGCAGCCATACTGGCTCTCGATGATGCCTGGAGGGCTGAGTGGGCAGAGGCACAGAAACGTGCAGCGGATAAGAAAGGAAGCAACTGACCTACCATTAATGGTGGTCCATGCTCCTGAAAGTCGATGATAGGATGTTTCCGATTGCAATCAAAGGAAACATATAATGAAAAAAGTCATCGCTTTGGCGCTTGGAGCGCTGTTACTTTCTGGTTGTACAGTACGTGTTGCAGATTTGACTGTGGCGAGTACTAAAAATTACAACCTCAATGGGGGTAAGTTCTATAAAGGGAAACGTGTAACAGCAGAAGATAGCTATCCGGTTATCATCTTCCCTCTTGGCATCCCGAACGTTAAAACAGCCGCTGATCGAGCGATTGAAAAAGATCGCTGTGCAGTTGGTCTGTCTGACGTAGTTGTCACTCAACTTAACCACTCCTTCCTGTTCGGTAAGATTGGTCTGCGTGTTGAGGGTAATCTTGTGATTGACCGCAGCCTGCCGGGTTGTGAGAACGCAAGCTGAATGATAAAGCCACCATCTGGTGGCTTTTTAATTTATGGGGTAGACAAGTGAAGATTATTGGATACTTAGCGATTGTAATAGGGGTGATCTTTGCTGTATCGGCGCTATTTATGGATGTGACAGTAGCGACAAGCGGTGGCTATAGGGTTAACAATCTTGGATTAATATCATCGCGCCAAAATTATATGATATTTGGAGGTTTCGTAGCCATCGCAGGTATCATTATTGCTCTGGTGGGAGATAAGCTAAAAGCGTCCGGAACTTCAGTCAAATGCCCTTACTGCGCAGAATTAATAAATTCCGAAGCGGTGAAGTGCAAGCATTGCGGGAGTGATGTAACTCCTTCGAAGATAATAGCTAACACTGACAATACTGGAGCTAGTGATAGGCTGGCTGATGTCAATGTAAAGTTAATCGCTGGAATTGCAATTACTGTCTTTGCGGTGATTATCGTAGCAATAATGTTTTACCGCCAATGAAGTAAAGACCCGACAGTTTCAAAAAGTTCCAACCTCGCTTTGGCGGGGTTTTTTATTGCCCGGAGAAAAGCACGTGACAGAACAAACCTCCCGCCTGGCCATTATTATTGACAGCTCTGGGGCAGAAAAGCAGGCTGACAATCTCGCAACTGCACTTGTAAAAATGACGCAGGCAGGTGAACGTGCTGCCACCAGTGCAGGGAAAGTGACAAAGGCCACTGATGAAGAAAAACAGTCCCTTTCTGAACTTTTAGATCGTATCGACCCGGTAAACGCCGCCCTGAACAAACTGGATAAACAACAGCAGGATCTTGCGAAATTCAAATCCAAGGGGATGGTAGATACCGATACATTCGATCTTTATTCAAAGAAAATCGAGGAAACACGAAACAGGCTAACAGGATTTCGCGACGACCTTGGTAAAACCGGCCAATCCGCCGCCCAGACCGCCTATGCCATGCGCATGATCCCGGCTCAGATGACAGATATTGTTGTCGGCTTATCCACCGGTCAGTCTCCGTTTATGGTGCTGATGCAGCAGGGCGGGCAGTTAAAAGATATGTTTGGTGGTATTGGTCCGGCAATTAAGGGTGTGGGCACCTATGTTATGGGGTTGGTTAACCCTTTAACTCTTGCAGCTGCGGCGGTCGGATTTCTTGGTCTGGCCTATTACAAAGGCACTCAGGAGCAGGACGAATTTTATAAGTCTCTCGTTCTCACTGGTAATCTGGTAGGCAAAACTTCCGGTCAACTGGCAGATATGGCGGCCCGTGTATCGGTCGCAGCTAACTCCACAACCGGTGCAGCAGCTTCAACGCTGAATCAGTTGGTGTTATCCGGTAAAGTAGCTGGCGACTCATTGGAGCGCGTGACAACCGCCATTGTTAAGACCAGCGAGGCGACGGGCATTGCTACCGATAAGCTGGTTGGTGATTTCAACGACATTACTGCTGACCCGGTTGCGGCCATTACCAAACTTAACGACCAGTACCACTTTCTGACACTGGCAACCTACAACCAGATTAAAGCGCTACAGGATGAAGGTAATCAGCAGGATGCTGCACGGGTGGCTACTGATGCTTACGCCAATGCCATGCAGCAGCGTGCGAATGATATTCATCAGAATCTTGGTCTTCTTGAAAGTGCATGGGACTCGCTGGGTAAAACGGCCAAAGGCGCCTGGGATGCGATGCTCAATATTGGGCGTGAACAAACACTAACGGATAAACTTGCCACCTTAAACGAAAATATTGCTGAAGCCCAAAAAGGGCAAAAAGATGGTGGGTTCTGGAACAGTTTTAGCGCGAGGTTTACCAACCTCCCGGAGATGATAAAACAGAGAGATTTGCTCGAATCAGTTGCCAATCTTCAGGGGGATGTAACCAAAGGACAGGCGAAGGCTAAGGAAGCCGAACAGCAAAGAATTAAAACGCAGCAGGAAGCAGATCGCGTTAACCAGCAATATCTGAGCAATGCGGATAAGCGCAATAAAGCTATTAAGCAGCAAAGCGAATTCCTGAAGGCTGGTGCAATTACTGCAGAGCAATATGCAAAAAATGTTTCTCGCATTAACGAGATGTACAAAGATCCGAAACCACCCAAGACGCCAAAGGGTAAAGCATATACCGAGGACGCAGCAACCAGGTTGCTTGATCAGATAAACCAGCAGACCGCTGCCATGCAGTCCCAGCTTGACGCCAGTGACAAGCTTAACAGCGCAACTCAGGCGCGGGTTAAGTTCGAACAGCAAATTACTGACCTCAAGTCTAAAACGCAGCTCACCGCTGACCAGAAATCGATCCTTTCCCGTTCAGATGAAATCCTCCAGGCGTATAAGCAGCAGGAGGCACTGCAAAACTCCGTAAAAACCCTGGACGATTACCGGAAGATGCAGGAACAGGTAAAGACGAAGGATGAGCGGACCAACGATCTGCTTAAAACCCGCCTTGAACTACTGGAGAAGGCCAAAGCAACCGGGCAACTCAAACCCGGTGAATATGAAAAAACGCGGGCAGATATTTATCAAAATACCGATATGCAACTGCCCTCGACGGTTCGTAATGTTGTAGGAAACCTGACACCCACAGGAGGGCGACTCTCTGGAACTTTTGAGGGGATGCAGGGGCAAATCAACGAATATGACCAGGCTCAGCAAGAGCTCCAGCGCTGGCTGGCAGCTCAGGAGGAAGCTTATGCGAAGGCCGGCGAAATAACTGCCGAGGGTGAGGCCAGAATGACCTCGATTCGTCAGCGTGCAGCGGATGCAAATCAGGTCATAGAGGCTCAGAAAAACACCATCATATCTGCGGCCACGCAGTCCTTGTTTGACAGTACCGCCGACATCATGCGAACGGGGTTTGGTGAGCAATCGGCAATCTACAAGGTCGCTTTTGCTGCGAGCAAGGCATTCGCTATCGCGGACTCAATGGTGAAAATCCAGCAGGCTATAGCAAGCGGTGCAGTTAGCGCGCCTTATCCGGCCAACATCATCGCTATGGCCTCAATCGCTGCGCAGACCGCCAGTATCGTCTCAAATATCCAGGCTGTTTCAGGAGTTGGATTCGCCTCCGGCGGTTACACCGGCCCCGGTGGTAAGTATCAGCCAGCGGGTATTGTTCACAAAGGAGAGTACGTCTTCGACCAGGCATCAACGAACCGGATCGGCGTGTCTCAGCTTGAGGCACTTCGAAATGGCAAACCGCTTGATGCAACTCTGGGGCGTACAGGGTTTGGTACTGGTGTTCAGAACGTTAACAGCGATAACCGTAGGCAAACAACTGTACACGCGCCGATTAATCAGGAGTTTCATCTCCAGGGTATTACTCCGGAGCAGTTGAGCGCTACACTCAATCAGAATAATCGACTGCTTTCCAGGCAGTTAAAAGGTGAACTCACAAAGGAGGTTACCATGCCACAAGGGGCTTTTGGCAACGCTCTAAAAGGAAACTATACACGACACGGTCCTAGGTAAGCTAAACTGCATTAGCTGAGACTTGATTAGGTAGGTAAGTCTAGCAATCTGAGTAGGTGCAAGAAAACACAAGGATCTTATTAATGGAAGCGTTGTTAACATTTACATTTAAAGACTTTATAGCTTTTATGATTCCTCTTTTTATTGGCGGGCTTATCTTCAATAGGAGACGTAAACGTAAGGAGGTCCGAGTGAAGTTTTCATTTCTTTGGCTTGTTTTGATAGTTGGTGGAACTCTTGAAATATGTGATGAGATTTACACAACTTACTCCTATAGGCATAATCACTTATATAATAATGATACGCTTACAACCGTGTTTAACTATGATTTTGCAAAAATTGTTTTTTGTGGGGTTTTGATCTTTGTTTCTATTGCGCTTCTTCTTCAGGAGTTGCTTTTAAACAAGCAGTCACATTGACGTATATTTCCTGTCGGCACGTCGCCCTTTTTTATTTTGATATGGGGCTGTGCCGAAACAATGTAAGCTCACATTAAAGTCAATAAAATTAATATATTGATAATGCTGTTTTTTCTGATTTCTTTTAGCTCTTAAGATGAGCTGATAAATATATCGCCTTGTGTGTTTGTGTCGATTCAATAAGATTTTTATCTTCGTTAATCTGAACCAAAAAATCAGAGATTTCTTCGATTCCATCGTGCTTTATTCTGAAATGAATATCCTCCTGAGGTTAATGGTGAAATTTTATTCGAGATACTTTACCGGGAGACTGCATGACTGATATCAACTACCCACATGACAGCCTCCCTATGCCATTACAGGAAGGATACGGATTTCAGCCTGTGAGCCCGTTAAAACGAACCCTGTTAACCACCGGTCGCGCGAGGCAAAGGCGGGCTTTTACGTCCACGCCGACGCAGGCCAGCATCACCTGGATTATGGAAACCGATGCGCAGGGCCTGGCGTTTGAGTCCTGGTTCCGTGATGCGTTATCTGACGGGGCAGCGTGGTTCATGATGAAGCTGCAGACGCCGGCGGGCATTAAGTTTTACAAATGCCGCTTCACAGATATTTATCAGGGGCCGTTTCTGGTGGCCCCGATTTACTGGAAGTACACGGCGACGCTTGAGTTATGGGAACGCCCCCTTGCTCCTGCCCCATGGGGTAATTACCCGGAATGGATCGTCGGCAGCTCACTGCTGGATATTGCGCTGAATAAGGAGTGGCCCAAGGCTTGATTAATACCATTTCACCTTCATAATCACTTGTGTCGATTTGTGGGAAAGTCCTTCATGCCGCTCCGTAGCCGGAGCGTGAAATAAAGCGCGGAATAGCGATCCTGCCGGTGAGGGTACACCCACATTCGACACCAATTTTTAAGGTCACCTTCGGGTGGCCTTTTTTATTGGGTAAAAATCATGACAATACTCAACCGCCTCTACGCCAGCAGCGGGCCGGAGGTGATCATTGAGACGCTGCAGATCACCATTGGTTCTGATGTCCATTATCTGTGCCAGGGTTACGAGAACATCACGGCAACGACGGAGAACGGCGATACTACCGTAACGTTTACCGCCTGTGCGATAGACATTGCGCTGCCGGCGCGCAATGCGGACGGTACGCAAGATTTGAAATTTGCACTGTGCAATATCGATGGTGTTGTGTCCACGGCGATCCGCAATGCGCTGGCTAACCGTCTGTCTGCATTGCTGACGTACCGGCGTTATATCTCCACGGATTTAGCGGCCCCTGCGGAAGTGCCGTATACGCTGAAAATCAAGTCTGGTTACTGGACGGCGACAGAGGCGCAGATTACCGCGGGTTATATGAATATCCTCGATACCGCCTGGCCACGTTACCGCTACACGCTACCTGTATTCCCCGGACTGCGTTATATCAGCTAAGGAATCCCAATGTTCAACCCTGATAAATACCGTTCTGTTAAATGGCAGAAGGGCGGTCGCTCTTTTCCAAAACTTGACTGCTTCGGCATTGTGAACGAGATACGCCGCGACCTGAATTTACCCGTCTGGCCCGATTTTGCCGGGGTCATCAAAGACGACGGCGGCCTCGACCGGGAAGCGCGCCGGATGATGCTTACCCTTGAGCGCTGCGAACCCTGCGAAGGGGCTGGGGTGGCCTGCTATTCCGGGTCGACCGTCACCCACGTAGGGATCGTGGTCAGTATCGGTGGCCTGCTGCATGTGGCGGAATGCAACCCAGGCACGAACGTCACCTTTCTGCCCTTGCCGCGGTTTAAGCGTCGATTTGTCAAAGTGGAGTTCTGGCAATGACCATTCGTTTTTACCCGTCCCGGCTTCCCGGTGAACCACTCGAAACGCATGAGCATGGTGTAACCAGTATTCGCAGCTGGCTGGTGGCAAATGTTGAAGGCTACGAGGATCGGGATGTCCCACCGCTGACCGTTGAGGTTGAGGGGCTGTTAATTCCGCCAGGCGAGTGGGCTAAGTGTGTGATTCGCCCTGATAGTGATGTCAGGCTTTATCCGGTGCCTTTCGGGCTTGAGGCCGCGACAATTGCCTGGATAGGAGTGGGCATTGCCGTCGCATCTGCGGCTTATTCATTGTTCATGATGAGTAACATTGATGCCGGCGGCTATACGTCATCCACAGGTCGAAGCCTCGACCTGAACCCCGCTAAAGCAAACAGCGCGAAACTGGGTGATGCGATTCGTGAAGTTTTTGGGCGCGTGCGTATTTATCCGGATTATGTCGTGCAGCCCGTTACCCGGTTTGATGCCGCCGATCCTACGAAAATGCGCGTCCAGATGCTGCTGTGTCTCGGTGTCGGTGATTTGATTTATACCAATGGCGATATCCGGGTTGGCAGTACGCCAGCTTCAACGCTACCGGGATTCAGCAGCACCCATTACCCGCCAGGCGCGGACGTTTCCGGTGATGAGCGCAGCGAAAACTGGGTCAACTCCACCGAAGTGGGCGGGACGTCATCCGGCACCGGGCTGGATATGGCCCAGACGTCGCCGGACGCAGACGACATTATCGCAGACAGCATGACCGTATCCGGTTCGAGCGTAACGTTTACCGGGCTGGATACGGATGATGATGACGATAATGACGAGAACGATAACGCACTGCCGCCCAGCTGGGTCGCTGGCGCCGTGGTCGAACTGAAAGCCCCGGCGAACTACCAGATCACCACGGCGGCTGGATACAGCGTTATCGCCAGCCCGCTGCTGACGGAGATCGCGCCGGTAGTAGGTATGCCGGTAACCCTGGGGTTTAACTCAGTCGATTACGATCTGTTTATCGCGTCATATACCCCCGGTCAGGCTGCAGTGCCCGGCGCCGGGGGGAGTGCGGCAAAACTCCAGGCCAGTGCGGCCCCGACCACCTACGACTTTTCGACCAGCTCCAGCACGTTCACGATCACCTGGCAGGGGGTTACCTACCCGGTGTCGCTGGTGGCTAACTACGTCTCGATGTCGGGACTGCTGGCGGCCATTACCGAGGGACTCACCGGCTCCGGCCTGGTTGCGCAGGACAACGGCGGCACCGTACTGATAACCGAGGCGGCCAGTCCGTTCGTGGGCGGGGCGATCACGTCCTCTTCGCTGCCTGCAGCTGTTTTCGGTGATGCCCCGGTTTACACCTCCGGCACGGCATCAACCGGCGGCAGCCCGGCGGTAACGGCGAATGTGACGCTTGCCTATAACAGCGCCACGGGAACGGCCTTTTCCGGCATGCCAGAGGGGGTGCAACGGCTTTCACTTGCTCACCGCGGGAATGAGTACCGGATTGTCTCGGCCGACGGCACAACGGCGACGGTGGCGCGCCTGGTTTCCGGTGCCGTTGATGAGTCATGGCCGGGATTCACCGCCAGGACGATGATCGACTATGAGGCCACTGGTCTTAACGACACGCTGAGCTGGCTGGGGCCGTTCCTGGTTTGCCCTGAGAATGAAGTGGTGGATGCATTCGAGGTGAATTTCTCCTTCCCGAACGGCATCTGTGGCTTTGACAGCAAGGGGAAAAAGCGGCTTCGGCATGTTGAGTGGGAGATTCAGTATCGCGTCTACGGTTCCGGATCGGGGTGGGTGAGTCACCAGGGCGAGTATGCGCTTAAAAACGTCAACGGGCTGGGATTCACTGAGCGGATCACCCTCAGCTCTCCGGGGCTGGTAGAGGTTCGCTGCCGTCGGCGCAATGAGCAGGGCTCAAACAACGCGCGAGACAGTATGTACTGGCAGGCACTGCGCGGGCGACTGCTGACGCGCCCTTCATCCTATCCCGGCGTGTCGCTGATGGCGGTGACCGTTGAGACGGGGGGCAAATTGGCGGCTCAGTCGGACCGCCGCGTAAACGTTGTGGCCACTCGGGCCTATGAAACCGGAACGGCCAGAACCATTTCGGGAGCGCTGCTGCATGTCGCAAACTCGCTGGGGCTGGAGATGGACGTCGACACCATCAATGTGCTGGAGTCTGCATACTGGACGCCACGCGGCGAGTATTTCGACTTTGCTACCGGCGACAGTATCTCAGCGCTGGAAATGCTGCAGAAGATAGCCAATGCCGGGAAGTCACGTTTTCTGCTGAGTGATGGCCTGGCGACGGTCAACCGTGAGGGGATTAAGCCCTGGACTGGCGTGCTCACTCCGCATGAGATGGTGGAGGAGCTGCAGAGCGGATTTACCGTACCGTCCGACGATGATTTTGATGGCGTCGACGTGACATACATCAACGGGACTACCTGGGCGGAGGAGACCGTTAAATGCCGGACGCCGGACAATCCCACGCCGGTGAAAATCGAGAATTACAAACTCGATGGGGTACTGAATCAGGATCACGCCTACCAGATCGGCATGCGTCGCCTGATGAAATACCTTCAGCAGCGGGTGACGTTCCAGACCACTACCGAGCTGGACGCGCTGTGCTACAACACGGGCGATCGCATTGTGCTCACGGATGATATTCCGGGTAACAACACGATTTCCTGTCTGGTGGAGGCGATGACAACGGCTGGTGGCGTGACAACGTTTACCGTTACGGAGCCGCTGGACTGGTCTTTCGAAAATCCCCGCGCGCTGATCCGCTATCAGGATGGCTCTGCATCCGGGCTGATGGTGGCGAGCAGGGTGGGAGATTTTCAGCTGTCAGTCCCGCACCTGAGCGAGTTTGATGACCCGATGAAGGTTGACCTGTCGTCGGCAACCATCGAGCCGATCCGCCTGGTGTTCTGCGGCTCAACGCGCCACGTCTACGACGCCATTGTAGAGGAGATAGCCCCGCAGTCTGACGGAACCTGTCAGGTCACCGCTAAAGAATACCTCGAATCGTTCTACCAGTACGACGACGCCACATACCCCGGTGACGTCGCGTAATACCCCATAACAACCCCTAATTAACTCTTTTCGCTCAAACCTCGTTTGCGCGAAGCCTCTTTTTGGAGCAAAAAACATGGCCGAACTTAACCCGCCTTTGGGAACGACGACGCCTGAAATCTTCCTGGATAACGTCAAGCGCGCTGACGAGCTGGTTAACGGTCCGGCCGGAACGGTTAACGACCGCGCAGGTGAACCGCTCGATACGTGGCGCCAGATGATGGCGAAAAACGATGAGGTCAGGCAGAACATCATTCCGCTCAGCAAGCAGTATGCGACGCTGGCAGCGGCCCAGGCGGATATCGCGAATATCCCCGAGGGGAGCACCACGTATTACCGCAGCCCGGACGACAGCGCGCTCGCAATCGAGGTGATGAACGTTGGCGGGACGCTGCAGCCTACCGGGCGAAAAATGCCTTCTCAGCAGGCTGTAGACCAGATCAGGCAACAGATTAACTACGACGCTGTGCAGATCCTTAAAAGCGCCTATGACGAAGATGGCAATGTTTATCTTCTTCTCGATGAGTTTGGTGAGCTTTTTATTGCGAACCTCGGTCCGGTTTCAGTTCAGGAAAAGTTCAGAAAGCTGGATGCGCTAATTCATAAAGACCGCGCTGCTAACCTGCATGAGTTTCCGGACAAAAATGCAAACGTACCCGCTTTTATTGATGAACTGGGTGATTTGTATATCGCTGGCCTGGGCCCCTTTTCTGTTGCACAAAAAATCAGAGCCATCGAATCTTCAATTGTTAATAACGATGAACATGACATAACGCACCAGTACGATTTCAACGGGCGTCTGATTTCCTTTCAGGATGCTTTTGGGGAGGTGTTTATCCCCGGCCTTGATAAATCAGTTCAGGAGTCGATAAAGGGGATCAGGGAGAACTACCAGCGCGACCGTGCGCCGCATATTCGCCACCTGACGGATGCACAGAACCGGGCGCTTGAATTTACTGATGAGGATGGAAGTTATTATCTGAAGGGGTTTGGTGGAAAATCGCTGGAGGAACATTTTAACTCGCTCAAAAAGCGCGTTAACACGCTGTATAAGGCGAAAGCGATTTTTGATGCCTGGCTGGACTTTGGTATTGACTGGAACGGTAACGAATCCATCTCACTGCAGATGCAGACCGCAGTCAACCAGGTAAGCAAGTTGCCATATGGTGGCGAAATCGTTTTTCGCCCTGGCGTATATCGCCTGCATACCTATATCACTGCGAAACCTAACGTGACGATCCGCTGCGTTCCAGGCGCGGTATTCATGCCGATGCTGGCAAATGCCGCGTTTTATTACCGTTCGCCGCAGGAAATCTACCTCGAAAACTTTAACCTGATTGATGTCGAGATCGACGGTTCTGAACAACACTCGCCATCCTATGACGTGGGGGCAAAAGGCACATACCTGCAGTATTTCCGTCAGTGTATGTTCCTGCGCTGTAACGTTCACGACACCGGAGCTACCGGCATCGGCAACGATTATCCTGACCGATCTTTTGTTCTGGACTGCCAGACGGATAACTGCGGACGCCTGGCACCTGACGGCAGCGGCGGTGCTTCCGGAATCGGGATCGGCCTGGGTGCCATGCAGGACGAGCCCTTGATTGTGGCGCGTACCATTAACCGCAACAGCAAAAACTTCGGCATTTTCTTTGAGCAGCAGCGCCTGTCAGGGCCAGGTCAGCCTTACGTTTCCCGGCAGATTATCGTGTCCGATGCTGTGTGTACCGGAAACGGGCATGGGTTTGGCGACTGTGGCGCATCCGGACTGGTGGTGGTCAACGGCCAGTTCAATGACAACCTCAAAACCGGTATCAGCATTGATGCAGGGACGCTGGCTAACAACGGTATCGCTCCCCGCCCGGGTAAGAATGGGCTGATGCTGAACTGTCAGGCTGAGCGTAACGGGGTGACCGGGCTCCATTATGACTCGACCAAAATACAGGCCGATGGCGGCTATTCATTCTCTGACCTGCACATCAACGATAACGCCCAGGATGCGATTTTAATCGAGGCTGGCGATAACACCCTGGCGGATGTTCGCTTCGGCAATATGGATATCAAAAATAACGGTCGTTATCCGGTGAATATTGCCAGTGGTACCTTTACCGACCTCGACTTCACGAATCTTCGCATGCTGCGAAATGGCGGCGATACCGCGTTTAAGCTGGACGGCAATATCACGCGGGGCTCGATTCATGGCTGTCAGCTGCGTTCGCAGAATGGCGCTGCAGCGATTACCGGCGCAGGGACTATCAGCCATTTCGACATCGCCGAAAACCAGTACACCGATACCAACAGCAACCCCATCAATCTCACCGGCACACTGACTAATGTCACTTACGGCCGCAACCCAGGACTGGAGTAATTATGTCTTTAAAAACCGTATCCAATATGATTTATCAGGGTGATATCGCTGATCTGCCGCCGCTGACGGCTCCGATGCCGCGAGGTGGCGTTTACTATGCCGACCTGGTGAACAGCCTCTTTGTCAGCAAGCCGGATTCAAATTTCTCGAAAAACCGTAATTACGCCACGGCCCTCTCTTTCACCCGTACCACGCTGGCATCCTTCATCAGTGCCGCAGGGAATCTCGAATATGCGGCCATCAATACACCACGTATCGATCGCCATCCGGCGACCAGAAAGATTCTTGGTATGCGGGTGGAGAACTCGGCGACGAACTATGCACTGAGTGCACTGGATCAGACCGCCGCGAACTATGTGCCGTCGGGCCTGACGGTATCCGCGCCAGCTGCCGGGTGGTGTACCCTTACCGAAAGCACCATGAATGAAGCGCATGTGCTCATGGATAACCAGAGCACGATTGATCCGACCCTGTATAACGTGGTGTCCCTGTTTGCTAAAGCCGGGTCAGCACAATACCTGCAGATTCAGGTTTTAGGCGCCGGGGCTCAGGCGTTCGCTAACTTTGACGTACGCAATCAGAAGGTTACCAAAATGGGCCGTCTTGCCGTCAGGGCCAACATCTTCCAGGGTTTCAATGACAGCGCCCGGTGTGTGTTGTGTGTGAAAGGAAGCGGGAATACTGTCGGCTCGGTTAAATACAGCCTGATTAACGATCCGCTGGCAGAGCCGGATGTCGCCTACGTCGGAACAGGGCGGACCATGCAGGTCAGTCTGATGCAGATCGAGAAGAACACCTATCACGCCAGCTCCGCGTTCTTTCCTGATGGCGCGGTAGGTGGCACTGCCAGCGCGAACCGCCAGGCAGACGCCGCCCGTCTGCTGGATATTCCTGCGGGCGTGAAATCAAACTTCTCGGTGTTTGTGAAGGGGATAATGACCCCGGCGGCACTCGGCAATGCTGGCGGCAATATCCTGTTCTCTCTGCTGAATAACACGGCACTGAAATACGTTGGTTTCGGTCTGGGTGCGGCTGACAGCTCCAATGCGTTCCAGTCCCTGGCTGCGCATAACATTAACGCCGGTAGCACGCTGGCGGGCATTCCGTTTACAGGGAAAATGTTTTCACAGTATGGCGAATATGCGCTGGTGATCACCCTGAACAACGGCGTTCTCAAGGTCTATTCCGGAATGACTGATAACCCGGAAACTCTGCTGACCGGATGTCCGGTATTTGATTACGTCATGCTGGGCAGAAACAGCTCTGTTTCTGGCTCTACGGTATCAAACTCAGGTTTCTGGGGCGGCTGGCTGCAGAAAGCCGTACTGTTCGATTCGGCGCTCAGTGACGCGGATATGATTGCGCAGTTTGAATTGTTGTCTTAATTCGTTTGCCACGGATGGCCTGCATCAAGAAGTGCTTACTCATCTGAATAACTGTTGTTCGCACACAAAATCTGTTTACTCTTATCACAAGTTAGGCTTGAATGTTCTTAATCAACATGCAACATGTTAGGGGGTGTGTATGAGGCAAGAACCACGAGGCGTAATTGTTCCTAGTATGGACTTTGAGAGCAAGATGATAAAGAGCTCACCACTTCTCTCAGCACACAGTTTGAGATATTTTTTACTTTATTGGGATAAAGTGGTTTCTGTAAATAATCCCATTTTCGGGATTGGTAATTCAGACTCTAATTCTGACTTCTCAGTTTTAAAAAAGATTAATTTCATTGAGGAGAGGGGGGAGCATTTCTCTGAATATATGCAAAGGATGGGGGGGAATCTGCAGATTAGAGAGGATAATAGAGTCGATGTTTTATCAGAAACCTTCGCATATACCGCTGAAAAAATAATTTCAGCTAATCCTGGGGTATTTGCCACACATCAATTTGGAGATGAAGGTTATTTCTCCAAAGTAAGCACAAGCATACAGAATGCAAATTCTCTTGAGTTTGAGTTATACTCTTGTTTCCCATGCCCGCCGGCAAGTGTACCCTTAGGTGATATATGGTGCTTTAGGCAGAGAAGGGGCGATGAACTGATGGCGTTGAGAGAGTCAATAGATGATATATATTTCTCTATGCTAAAATCTGGTGATATTTTAAGGGAGAAATCTGTAACATTAAGAGGGTTAAGAAATGCCGTCTCAGATTTGAACAGAGTATATGATGAATCTTGGAAAAGCAAACTCCTCCTTAACAGGAAGATTACTTTTGATTTCCCCTCTGTAAATATTAACTCATTGCTTAAAAGTGTTGCTGTTGGATCACTCTCATTCCCAGTTACAGGGTCGCCATTAGTTTCTCTTTGTCTAGCCGGAGGGCATTTTTTACTGAATAGTAGTATAAAGATATCAAAACCTAACTCTAAAATTATTAGAACTATTTCGGGTAAGCAAGTGGACTTGTCATATATTAGTAGTTACGACGGAAATTTTGTAAGGCGAGCTTAGCTTGATTAATGTTTAGCATATTGTGAATTAACGTGTATGGTATACGCTTATGTATGCAATGCAATGCAATGCAATTCAAGAGGTGTGAAGCAGCTCAATCTGAGCTGCGCTTCCTTGGGATTATAACTTTTCACGACGTAGATACTCCGCACGATGGGAAGATGTATGACTTTCAGCATAAAACGCTCTGATTAACCCACTTCCGATACATCACCGATTTACCAAAAATCTCTTGATCCCTCCCGCGCAAATGACAATTCTGTATATATACAGTCAACTTGATAGGAGGCCATCATGCCACGCCGAGAAGACATACCCAGTGGTATTCAGAAAAAGTAGCGGGCCGGCATCAGTCAGGAAAGGTGCCGTCTGATGACTGGAAAGCCAGTTCTGTCAGACGCTCTTCACCATCAGAACATCAATACCAGTATGGCCGCAGAATGCTAGAGAACGGCGCTACCCGGCAACAGATCGCAGATGTGATAGGGGTGGGGGTGAAGACGATCTACAAATACTTTCCTGCTGCCGTCCGCGATCAAGGATTCCTGCCCTTCCCGTGATATGTAACATTTGAGATAATAAGTACTTTCAGTTTTGAAAACAGTTTGGTTTGTTCGTGAACGGTAAGAAAACAATAAGTTTTGAACAATTTTTAACTATTAACAGCAATCTTGTTTCCATCTCAGATACATGGGCTGACTTGTGGGCGTTAATTTTTCACACGGGTTTAAGCGCTGGAAGGCTGCTGAGTATTCGATATGATGATATTGATGGTGACCTGATACTGATACGAAAACAGGGTCACCTGAAGGAGCTACGTGTTAAATCAACCCCTCCAGTGGAGGCGATGATTGCTCGTAGAAGAGAACGCTATCCAGAAGATGTTTATTTATTTCAGAGTCATTCTAACCGTGTGAAGTACCATCGCCGGCCGGTCACTATAATTGCTTTCAACGCCGCTTTACGTCGCGCCGCTAGATCATTACCAGACGTTAACGTAAGCAGTAGTAGCGCGAGAAACATACCGGACTAAGCGCCTGTCCAGTAGCGTGTGGCCGATGTGACAGGCGTGGGAGTGAAGACGATTTACAAATATTTGCCAGTACAATACGGCGATAAAAAATCCCCTTGAGCAGGCACACTCAAGGGGAAAATACTACATAACATCATTGCTGTGTGCGTCTTTGCGCTCGTCTATCTTCCAAGAAGATGCCTAAAGCTTCCAGATATTTCTGGTCTGAGCAGTTAAATCATTGGTTTGGTAGCCGATGTGATAGGAGTGGGAGTAAAGACGATTTATAAATATTTCCCAGCCGGTTAAGTTTGCTCACCTGCGAACCGTATGCAAGAGATCGCAGGTGAGCAATTTGCTATTAAGGCATTGCCATAGCTGAAAAATTTTAACCTCGCATTGTTCGCAAAACCATCAAACAGCTAAGGCCTGAAAACACTTTCAGACTAACCTTACTCGTTACATCAATGTGTTACGGCAATGACAAAAATTGATAGCCAGAACCTATATTGATCTGTCGCCCTGTTAAAACTACTGTATATAAAAACAGTGTTAATCTGAGCGAGTCAATTATGCAGTTTTACACGCCCGTTGAGTTACGTGAGATCATGCTGATCCCGTTGTACAGTGACCTTGTGCAATGTGGTTTTCCAAGCCCTGCACAGGATTACGTTGAGCAACGCATAGACCTGAATGAGTTACTAATCAATCACCCCAGTGCGACGTATTTTGTCAAAGCCGCCGGCGACAGCATGAAAGACGCCGGCATAGGGGAAGGGGATCTTCTGGTTGTGGATAGCTCAAGGACAGCAGTTCATGGCGATATCGTTATTGCTGCTGTGGATGGGGAATTTACCGTTAAGAAGCTGCAGCTGCATCCGCGGGTTCAGCTTAACCCAATGAACCCTGCATATTCGCCGATAGTCGTTGGTAGCGTGGATACTCTCGATGTGTTCGGGGTCGTAACTTACATCATCAAATCGGCTGGCTGAAATGTTTGCACTTTGCGATGTGAACTCATTTTACGCATCCTGCGAAACTGTTTTCCGTCCTGACCTGAAGGGGCGGCCGGTGGTCGTTCTGTCAAACAATGATGGCTGTGTTATTGCTCGTTCTGCTGAGGCGAAGCCCTTCGTCAAAATGGGGGAGCCTTATTTCAAGCAAAAGGACATGTTTCGCCGGCACGGTATTATCGCGTTTAGCAGCAACTATGAGCTTTATGCTGATATGTCCAACCGAGTGATGACAACGCTGGAGGAACTCTCTCCACGCTGCGAAATTTACAGTATTGATGAGGCATTTTGCGATCTGACTGGTGTTCGTAACTGTCGCGACCTTACCGATTTTGGCAGGGAAATTCGCGAGACGGTTCTGCGCAGGACGCACCTCACGGTCGGCGTCGGCATAGCCCAGACTAAAACCCTGGCGAAGCTGGCCAATCATGCTGCGAAACAGTGGCAGCGACAGACCGGAGGAGTTGTGGATCTGTCTAATCTGGAAAGGCAGAGGAAGTTGATGGCTTTGCTTCCGGTGGATGAGGTCTGGGGAGTCGGGCGCCGCATCAGTAAAAAACTGGAGGCTATGGGCATTAAAACAGTGCTTCAACTGGCTGATACCGATATCCGTTTTATCCGGAAACACTTCAACGTTGTGTTGGAGCGAACCGTGCGGGAACTGCGTGGCGAACCATGCCTCGGGCTGGAGGAGTTCGCACCGGTAAAGCAGGAAATCGTTTGCAGCCGTTCGTTCGGCGGTCGTATCACGGAATACCATGAGATGAGGCAGGCAATATGCAGCTACGCCTCACGTGCAGCGGAGAAACTCCGTGGTGAGCACCAGTATTGCAGATTTATCTCGGCATTTGTCAAAACCAGCCCCTTTGCGCTGAACGAGCCGTACTATGGGAACAGTGCATCGGTAAAGCTGCTAACGCCAACCCAGGACAGCCGGGACATTATCACCGCGGCGACGAAATGCCTCGATGCAATATGGCGAGACGGACATCGCTATCAGAAAGCAGGCGTGATGCTGGGGGATTTCTACAGTCAGGGCGTGGCCCAGCTCAACCTCTTCGACGACAACGCACCACGGAAGAATAGCGAGAAACTGATGGAAGTTCTCGACCATCTCAATGCGAAAGGCGGAAGAGGAACTCTGTATTTTGCAGGGCAGGGGATCCAGACTGTCTGGCAGATGAAACGGGAAATGCTTTCGCCGAGGTATACAACTCGATTTTCAGATATTCTTTCAGTACGATAAGAGTTTATGCCTATAAATTAAATTTCAATCCAGAGGAATAAATGCAAGAAGAAAAACTAAAAAAAGCCATTGAGGAATGGGATGAGGTAGTACACAATAACTTTCATAGTGGCATGATAAATGGAGCTAGTTTGGCCACAAACGAGATAACATCTATTTTAGATAAGTTTAGTATGTGGTTATTGGCTGGTGTTGGCGGTACGGCTGCATTGATTATTGCGAATATTGATAAGGTAACTCCATACACTGGCATAGGCGGATTTAAATATATTGTTTTATTTTTGTGCGCGTCTGCGATTTTTGGTTTTTTAGCAAAATACTTTTCTATAGTGGTGCATTCGTCAGTTGCAGTTAGCATTCGTATGGCTCAGATTTCTGCAGAAGAGTTAAAGAAATACCATGAGCACTGTAAGGAACGAGATGAAATAGGGAGTGAAATAAATTATGTTAGTGATAAAAATGTAGATGTCAATGAATTCTATAATGATTACATGAACTTATATCCTACTGGTTTCTTGAGAAAAAAAATAAAAAAGACATTTGATAAGATAGGCAAAGACAAGCTTCATGGTAATCGAAGTGCTGTGACATGCGTAGTTTATCAAAGTTTATGTTTAGTGTTGCAAGCACTATTTTATGTGGCATTTCTTATATCTGTCGCCTTCTTAATAAGCATCAAATAG